TTTATGCGGGTTTGCGAGACCGAGATCCTTGTTATAAAAATCTTAGTAACAGATGTGGCCATCTGGTGTAACAAATTTGGCCATCTCGCCACTATATGTTACTTACTAACACTCGAATTTTATTCGGAGGGAAACGAATGAGAAACGGAAATCCTTTTGACGACATGGCGGATTCAATAAAAAAGCTCGTGCGGTACGAGATTGGGCGGACGAGATCCGGGATCTGCTTCGGCACAGTGACAGAGATTGAGGACAGCGGGGCGATTTACATCGAGACGTTTGACGGGATGATTCTGGGCGGATCGCAGCTCGTGTTATCGATGTTCTGCAAGGAGCGGACGATTCACATCCCTTATGATGAATCCGCCGAAGATGACGAGAATATGGACAGCCACATTCACGAAATGAATGATGCTCTGGGCAAGATCAGCTTCGACATTTCGGTAGATGTAAGCAATTCACAGATGCACGCCGTGGATACTCCTTCCGGATTAGATGTAGCCGCAGGAGCGATTATGTCAACATTATCGGTAACGCCGAAGGGGAAAGGTAAGACAGGTGACGACGATTTCGACATGGGAGACGGCAAGCCGGTGACTTCAAACAGCCAGGTTGTGATTGCGGCTGGAGTGCCTACGCCAACTCCGCCTGTGGCAGCTACGGTTACGTTTGACCTTACGCACCACCACACGATTAAGCCAGCCCTTCCAGTAATCCGATTGTGGCGAGGGCTTGTTGTCGGCGACATTGTGGTTCTTGCTGAAATGGGAGACGGGCGGTATTATGTTCTGGAACGTGCTGGAATTGACGAAGGCAACAGCTCTGAGATACTTAACCCGAAGGAACCCGGAATGAAGGGCATTGCCAAGGAATTCGAGCATGGAGACACTAACTGGACTCCAAGAGACTGATTAGAGGTGTGACATGAAAATATCTTACAAAGCGAGACAGGAAGAGTGCTACAAAGCGGTTCCTGCCGGATTCGAGGGCGAAACAAAGAAGTTCAAGATGAAGTCTTTGAAGGGGTCGATCCGCACCTCGCCAAACGAACCGATTGTGCAGTCCATTGCTAAGAGATTTTGTACGCAATTGGGGCTTGAGCCGATTTACTCGCAGAGCTACGGGATTGACTGGGCAAAGTTTGTCGGCAGGTCTATGACAAAAGAGCTTGCCCTCGATGTGGAGAAAGAGATTATTGAGGGGCTTAAGATTTCGCCATTTGTAGATAGCGTCAAAGTCGAAGCGGGAGCGGTGGATTCGGACAAGCTCGGCGTTAATGTGACTGTGAAAATTAAGCAAGAATTTGTAAGGGGCAGAGGAGAATTCGGCCTCACTAGGACAATTTCCCTGTAGAGGAGGGTAAAAAAATGGCAGTTCAGGATTATTTAAAGAGCATGGATTTCCCCACATTACGGGATCTCATGCTAGACATGGCACCGCAGGACGTGGACAGATCCGAGGGATCTTTTCTTTACGATGCGGTAACGCCGATCGCGTTGTTCACTTCAGAGATTTTCAACCAGATGCAGCTGATTCTGTCGGAATCGTTTATCGGATCGGCGACCGGAGCAAATCTCGACAACATTGCGGCGACAATGCCTAGGCTTTACCGCAGACCGGCGACAAGCGAACGCCTTAAATTGCACCTTGAACCCTACACGGCACAAATTTTTGAAACCGTGCAGAGCGGGACAACCACATTAAAGTTCGCGAATTCCGCAGGCGAATTGTTCTCAATTAACACAGATGTCGAAAGTCCCGTTCGTAACATGGGAACTTACATCAACGTGTTCGTCATAAAGGATTCACTGGGTGACGGCAGTTCCGTGAAGGGAGAGGCGATGGAGCCGCAGCCAGCGATTGACGGATTGTCCGTCTGCCAGATTGAGGAAATCACAGCCAACGGCGATGACGAAGAAAGCGATGACGAATTCCGCGTAAGGATATGGGCGACAATGGCTTCCCCGTTTCTGGGATCTGTCGCAGATTATCAGAGGAAGATCTTCGCTGAATTCCCGTCCTCGCCGAACGGGTTTATCGTATCCAACTGCATGATAATTCCTCGCGGTTCAAGATCTGGCTACATTTGCGTGATTCCTGCAAAACTTTCTGTTGACAACGAAACGATACATTGCACAAGTGGAGAGATTGAGTCCTTGCAGAATTACCTTGATGAAAGGATTGGACGGGTAGGCGGATTCGGAACAAGTGTCGCACCGATTGGGCATGTCATAAAAGTGCGGGATTTCTCTGACTTCAATCTTGATTTCCACGTGGAAGTGGTGGCCGCGAGCGGCACTTCAGGAGGAATTTCGGCAGATTCGTTAGTCAGGACTGCCACAATCGCGTACTTGCAATCCATAATCAACGAGGTAATCCCGTCTGTGACGAACTACTCGCAGGCCGCCAGAAGATTCGTCGTGTTCCTCATCTACTACTATCTAAACGCACACGAAAGTGCGATTCTGACTGCATTAAGGCAGAGATTCGGGGCTTCAATGATCCGTAATGTCGTTGTAAAGCGTGTAATTACGCCAGATACGCCCGCTGTGAACTACTATGATAGAGGGGAATTTATATTCGTTACCACAGACGAAGTACGTGAGGGCTACATTGAAGTAGGAGGGCGACCGGTTCCTTACAACGATTTCTTCGCAACATACGAGTATGCAGGATCGGAACCGCTGCCGGAAGGACTGAGCCTTGAATTCATAAAGATTGGGCAGAATCTAGGATTCAGATACACAAATTCTGGATCTGTATTCTACGTAGAGAAATTCATAGTCAAAGAAACTTTAACAAAAACGCTCGCCGAACAAAAGGATCTGGTGCTTAGAAGCGGAGATTCGAAAGGCGTGCTTCCAATGTTGCGGAATCTTTACGTGAGCGTTACGGAGGAGGGCGTAAGATGATAGAGACTCTTTTTCCGGATTCGGTAAAAAACATTCTGGATTATGACGCGATAAAGGCCGCAGCGATTCGTTATGTGGAAAACATGCTAATGGATGCCGTAATCGAATTCGCAAACAGCCAGTTTCTGCAAACAATGAGCAAGGATCAGCTGGCTGTAATCGCCGACCACATAAGCTCTGGATCTACGATGACAGAAGCAAACGAGATTATATCGTACATGAATCAGGACAACTGCCTTAAGGAATCCGATTTTGTTCAAAGGCTGAGCGTGAATTTCCCAGGAGTTCATTACAAGTTTTTTGACGTCACGGGATATGGATTCCCAGAAACGCCAGACTGGGCAGAAGAAGCCCACAGATATGAAGGCTACGATTCACCTAGACCAGGAAGGAACCCGCCTCAGGATCTAAGGTGGGAGGCGGCAACGCCTTCAGAAAGATTCAAATTCGTAAAGTTCATGGCTGTTAGAAATTCCGTAACAGACTGGCACAATGCCACATTAAGGCCGTCCGGCAGAAGAGGTTCGTGGGGCAGAGAAAGCACGTGGATGACCACGGGAGGATTCGGCAAGCCAGCCATGATACAGCTCGACATTACGGACGGAGTGATAGAGCAAAACGGACTTCTCGCGATTGAGAACTGGCTGGATTCCATGTCTTACCAGATTCCACTGAACCTTTATATCGAAATTAACAATACTATCAATGTGGACACGGACTTCGAGAATTACCCGGAATCTCCAGTCAAACATGCTTATCCCTACAACGAGGAAGAGATTTATATAACAGGAAATCCTGACAAGTGGATTTACGGTATCGGCGAAGATCCGATTCCTGAACCAGATCCAGATCCAGATCCACCGCCTCCCGATCCGGAACCACAACCGCCTGTTGTGGACATTTATGTCGGAAGCACTACGACCTGCCCAGCTGGAACTTCAGAGCTTTACACAGATTTCTTTTGGTGTTATGGATTCGCCAACGCTTCCTCTTCAAACTGGTATACGCCTTCTTACGCAGAAAACCCAACTCCGCCAGTGAATGACAGCGATTACTATGACGTTGGAGGGACACATTACGAGATTGTGACACTCACTGACGGCGTAATGGGGACATTCACTCCAACCAGATTCAGGCTAGCTGAATGGTCTGGAATGCCGGAATTTTACATGGAGGAATCCTATTCTTCACAAGATCCGGCAAGGAACGGTGTAGTGATAAAATTCGGTAATGATGCGGGAGTTACAAGGAAATTCAAGCTCCCGTCAGACATGTACACAATTTCCGGAACAACGATTACATGGGATCTAACACACCCGCTTATGGTTTTGTTAGACGGCGTGTTATGTTATACCTCAGAATACCCAACCTAAGGAGGATTTATGTCAATTAACACAGGGAATTTAATTACAACTGAATTCGGCCAGCAGATGCTCGCTCACGCAGGTGAACTGAATTTTGAGCTTGCACAGGAACATCCGGGGATTTCAGTAAAACTTGCGTATTCCTACATGGGAATAACGCAGAGAAACAGCGATTTGATAAAGGCGGATGAAAATTTCTACTACACTGAAGGACTTGCCTTTATAACAAATGCAAGATCACAAATAGATTTGTGCCAAGTGCAATCCTATCCTAGGCCAGTGGAAGAGGGCGGGCTTGTAAGAAAATCATTCTCTATTTCCGCACTATTCGACATTAAGGAAGATTTGACAGAGTGCCGTAATGTGGTTTTGTTAGCAAGACTGGTTTATACAGACGGCAGGACTGAAGAGCAGAAGATTAAGGACAATAACAGATCCGCATACGTGATTCTGCGTGACGATTACGGTTTGGATCTGGCAGACACTCCTTCCGCAGGCGTGCATTTCCATTTCGCTTACTCCCAGTTGCTCGATTCGAGCGGTAACCCAGCACAGGAATACGGAATTTCAATTTCCCAATCCAGATACGGCAGGAGCCGTCAGAGAATCATATTCAATTACGTAATTGATGACACCTCCGGAATCTCTGATAACATCTCAATCGAGGATCACGTGTACCCGTATTCTGACGGCTATCTTAGTAAGAAGGCGTTTGAAGAGGGGCTTAAGGATTATGAAGCCACATTACAAGAGTATACGGAGCAATTGCAAAACTACCTCTTTGGGTGGAGCAAGATTTACGATTCGAAGGAGAAGGCCATAAGCAAGTCCGAAGTGGGAAATACGTTTACGATTCGCAACAAAGCAAAGAGAATTAGCCCGCTGCACGATTTGCTTGACAATTACACGGGAAGGCTTCCGGATACTCTGGGTGAAAGGACTTACACGACAGATCCGGTATCTGGCGAACCGTTTACGCCGATGAGCCATTGGAACGCCACAATTCGCGAGTATCCGTTCGAGCAAAGAGAAAAGATACAGATCTTTAATGTGTCATCCTACAAGAACGTGAGATTCAAGCACGCCGATGCTGGAGGGGAGATAGTTTACGAGGACAAATACATTCCGGTGACAATCGTGTTCGTAATGTGGCTCAGGACAGGAGTTGCGATAGATCAGGCCGACAACGAAAATACAGTAAATTATAACACATTCTATTCAAGCGGATACCACTGCGTCAGAACATTCGTGTCAATCCCGATTGAGGAAGAGGGCGAGCCGGATCTTGTCAGACAGTTTATCTGTGATTGCAAATTCTGTGATAACAGCACGGTAATCGTTCCCTCAGAGCCAGTTGTCGGCAAGATTGAAGTTGATGATTCAGATTCGTCCGCACCGAAATTGAACATGTCTATGATATGGAAATCTCTGTATTTCCGTACAGAGGGTGCGACTGATAAGGTGTATTCCGCATTGTTACTGAATCTTGTACAGGTTCCTGAGGTAAGTCCGGGTGTCGGAATCTCTTCAGATCCGGCAGGGGTTGCACCGATACTGAGAGACAGAATTTTGCGAGAGGAATCACCATACAGATTGGACAGAGCCACATTAGCGTTTAACAATTCCAATGTCGGCTATGCCGCATACCCAGATTACTCCTACACAAATCCGGGCAACGGAGGGGCTTACAATCCGGACTTCGACTTCACGCAGGCAGCCGCGAAGGAGCAGGGCACAATCTACGAGGGCGGTGCCGGAGGATACAACAACGAAGAGACCGTAATGTCGTTGAAGAACGGCAGGATCGGGATTTGCGACAGTTATTCCGGATTCTATGATAACGTAAACAACAAGATGGACAGGCCGCCTTCGAAGAGATTGCGACAGAGCAACACAACGCCGGATGGCCTGATGCACTTCCAAGCCGAAAACTGGGCAGCATTTGACGGAGGATTCTGGTCGTTCCTCACGCCTGGAGTTGGCGTAAGATTCAAGCTGTACAACGGTGAATCCGGATTTGACGACCTCTGGTTCCTGTTCGCGATTAACACCGATGAGAAGGCCGTATTCTGGAAATCGGAAGTGTGGAAATTTAACCAAGGCATTAACTCGGCAACATTAAGGCAGTCCGTTGTCAGATTCGGGTGCAGGGATTTGTGGTTCACGCATGAGGGCTGTCCCGTGGCACTCCTTTACATGGAGATCGCCGATCCCGATTACGCTTACGCACATTCTTACTTTGAATATCCGGTCTATCTTAAGAATTCCGCAGCGACATCCGGAGGGGCGTGGGTTTCCTACGGTGATGACTTCTCAAATTATCTGAACAACTGGACTGTTACTAACGGATTATTCGACAAGCTGGGAATATACATCAACATGCGAGATCGCAATGAGAATGACAACAATTTCTTCTCTGGGTGGAATTCTTCTGAAATTCTTGATGACGATGCGGATAATTATCAGCCGGAAGGATACGTCAGAAATGTTCAGGGCAATGCCAGAGGGTATAACACAACAGCGGATTGCACTGTAATCGAGTGGCACAAAAAGAAATATCTGGTGCCAACAATCGCATAAAAGTTAAGCCGCCAGAGTGGTTCACCCGTGGATCAGATTGCCCGATGCGGTTCTATCCTGGTTAAATTGGCCAGTCCGTCGTGGCGGCATAAAGACAAATACCACATTAAGGACGCACAATCAACAAATATGATTCCTTAATGTGGTTTTCTATGCTACAATTCGTGAAATTTCGCCAACACCGGAGGGATTATGGGACAGACGATTGTGTTTATTGATGGAGCGATTGGCGTTGGAAAGTCCACGCTTATAAAATTTCTGTACGAAAATCTGAGACTGTCTTTAGAGGAAATTTACGCCAAAAGAAAGGGTCACGGATTCCGCCTTGACATTTTGGGTGAACCGCTCAGAAATTCGGAGGCCGAAGCGATTCTACGGAATTGCGATTACGAGCAAGTGCTAAAATTTATCTTAGAGAGAAAATCTGCGGTAATTTCCAATTGGGTTTGGGAAATCGCGGCGGATGGCCTTCAGATGCTTGAGGAAAACATTTTGATCGTCGAGAGATCGTTCGAGGGCGATTTGTGCGTCCGCGGAAAGAAAGTCCAATTGCCAGAATGGTTTTCAGGATCTGCCAGACAAATTTACATAATGTTGTGTTCCCCGACTTCAGATTCTGGAGAACAAGACCGAGTTTCTGTGGAATACAATCGGCTTGAATCCGAAGTTAAAAAAGACAGAATCGTAATGAGGGCAACACGCCCAGCGAGTGTCGAAGGTTACATAGCGATAGCCCATAGAATTGCGGGAATTATACTGAAGTGAGGGCGATATGAAGGCTAAGATTCTTGAAGACGGGAGCCTTGCATCTACAGGGCATAAAAAGAAAAAGAAGGTCAAGGAACCGCCCGGATTCCTGATGTCTGAATCCGTGGATCAGGACGTAAAGGACAGGGTGGCAATTGAGAGAAAGATAGAAACTTACGCTTACCAGATTCGGCAGGAGGCACAGAAGCTCGCAAAGCTGACAGACGAGATTTCGTCCGCCTATTCCAAGTACGCCGAATCTGACCAAAGGATTGACGACAAAGCGACATTACACAATGGCCTTGCGAACATGCTGAAGCTGATTGAGGTGCAGACTACGACAAAATTGCGAATAAAGAAAATGCAGACCTCAATCTTGCAAATAATTTCCTCGACAACAGATGATGACGAATTGCCGTATGCAATTCAGGAGATAATGCGGGAGGTCAATGTCAATTTCCTGGACAGCAAGCTGGTGAGGGCTTACGGTGAAATCGCAAAAGTCATGAAGGAAGATTCTGAGCTTGCCAACACCGAAAACAATGAGATAAGATTCGTAAAGAACGGATTAACCTCAGAACTTGAGGAAATGGACGACATTAAGGTTTGCGACACTGGACACGTAAAGGAATCCGAAGATGAAAAAGCTGACAGTTAAGAGGAAGGTTACATCAGAACCCGAACAGATTCAGGTAGAATCAGAACAGACTGAATCTGCCAAACTTAAGCCGTACCAAACGGCATTCGGAAGGTACGCTTCAATGATGCCAATTGCGGAAAACGCGGCAACTGTGAAGTGGGCGATGGACAATTACCCAATGGGCAGGACTAACATATTCGGAATCGTAATTCATCATACGGACGGGAATTCGATAGATTCTGCGAGGAAAGTGCTTGCTGCTAAGAAGGAATCCACCAACATCATAATTGACGAACACGGCGGTGCTTACATAGAAATGCCGCTTTACAAGACTGCGGCGGCCTGTGTCGGATATAACAAATGGATGATACAGATTGATGTTGTCGGCAGATTGAGTATCAATCCTCCTACAGAAGCACAGCTCAAAAGTCTCTGTAATGTTGTCAAATTATTAGCCTGCGGCAGGAAAATCGTTGCGGTCGATCCGCAATTGGCAGCGAAGACAAGGAAGGCCAACAAGACAGAATCCGCGAAGCTCACGGAAGCCGCTTACAGCAAGGATTATTCGAAGGCCAGGGCAATTGCTGAGAAGGAAGGATGCTGGAAGAAAGCCCTGCCGGAATTGCCCTTCATAGTAACATGGCACGGGGAAGTACGGCCGACAGAATGCTGTGGTACAAAGTTCATCCCGATTCTTAAGAAATTGATAGAAAACGGCTTCAATTACGGAGGTTTGCAATGATAAAAGACATAATCACAAAGGACACACGGCAATTCCTCGATTATTTCTCCGCCAATGAGAATTTCGGCAACATCACGATTCTCGAAGTGTGCGGGGCTGTAGGATCTGGCAAGAGCGAGACGGTAAAAGAGCTTGAGATTCTGATAAACAAGTCTGAGAATTTCGGTATGGGCGATGACTCCGAATTCACCTTCCTGTATGAGGACATACAATCGGAAGAGACGAAGGCCGCAATCAAAGGCTTCTACAATCACACAATGCCAGCAGTCGAATTGGAGCGGATAATTTGTGCTAACAGAATTAACAACTACATTAACGCGATTCACAGGAAATCCGACAAAAAACACAGATTCATCATATCGGACAGGTCAATTCTGGAGGACATACCGTTCATAAAAACGTTGATAACAGAAGGCAACAGATCGGAATTGACAAACATAATCGATAACATCAATGAAATTTACAATGTGTTCAGACGATGGGGACTTAATGTTATAAAATATAAACTAGATCCTGGACTTGACATCTGTTTGCAAAGGATTCGGAAAAGAAACCGACCTTCAGAGAAGGAAATTAACAAAGATTTGTTATGGAAATTGTCGTTAGGAATTCCGGTCAAAAGAGAATTTGATAACTCTGCTACAGATCCCCAAGAGACAGCATTAATGTTGTTTTGTGCATTCTATAGGGATTGGTTTGAGACATCCGATTCGCAGTTACCGCCGCCGAAGGTGCTAGTCTCCATATACGGAATTCCTGGCAGCGGAAAGACGACATTATTGCGAGCTATGGAGTACATGCTGAGTATCCCAAACGCCAAATTCATTGAGGACATAAGCGAAAGCGAAGACATTAAGGAAATGCAGAAAAATGTTTACACAGAAAATCCTGAACGAATGACACCTTCAGAAGTTCAGCTCGTACTGGACAAGCGGAGGATTGCAATGTTCGAAGAGCAGGTCGATGACGAAACAGATTTCGTGTTCACAGACATCGGGCCGAAGACCTCGGAGATATTCAGAAGGGTTACAAATTGCGAGCAGGACGACACATACGACAAAACACTGTCGGAAAATTTCGACATATTCCTTAATGTGCTGTTATCCCCAGAGAGCTTAGAATCTGTCGTAGAGCGTATAAAAATGCGAGGGCGGCCAGGAGAAGAGGAAGGGTTGAACAGGATTTACTTAGGAAAATTGTGGGACGAGATCGGGCATCTGAATTGCGGAAGCTATCACAATGGCAAGCCCAAACACACAATCAACGACACGAATTACTATAACACAGAGTCTCTGTACAATATATTTGACAACATTATGAGGGTGTTGCGTCATGCGATTACTTTCTACTTCAGATTCCGGGCAGCAGGATAAAAAGATCTTTAACGTCAACATGGAAAATGTTGTCGGCAAAGGATATGAAGAATTCTGGAAATTCCGTGGAAGGTACAGGCTCGTCAAGGGCGGCAGAGGATCCAAAAAATCCTCTACCGCCGCATTGTGGTACATCTACCACATGATGTTGTTTTGGTACAAGTTCGGGATTCAGGTGGAAATGCTGTGTCTCAGGGCGTACTTCGTCAACCACTCAGATTCGACCTATTCGCAATTGAAATGGGCAATCGAAAGGCTCGGAGTTTCGCACCTGTGGCAATGTTACAGAAATCCATTGTATATAAAATTTATACCGTCTGGCGGTAGAATCCTGTTCAGGGGACTGGATTCACCAGACAAGATCACATCGATCAAGTCTCCGGCAGGATACTTCGCGTGGATATGGCTTGAAGAAGCATACGAAGTGAAATCTGCACAGCAATTCGAGAAGGTGAATTTGTCGCTTCGAGGCAAGCTGCCGAAACCGCTGTTTTACCAGATGACATTCACCTTCAATCCGTACTCAGACAAGACATGGCTCAAATCGCGATATTTTGACATGGTGAATCCGCAGACCGGAATATCGGAGGACGGCGACATTATGGCAATCACCCGCAATTTTGACTGCAACGAATTTCTTGACGAGGGTTTCCTTAAGGAAATGGACAGGATTAAGCGGCTGCACCCGAACGAGTACAATGTTGTCGGCTTAGGGAACTGGGGAATTCAGAGAGGGCTTATATTCTCAAACTGGGAGATCAAGTCCGTGAAACTTGCAAGCATAAGCCCCGTAGCCGCGATAAATATCGAGAACAAGATAAGGATTCTGAGCGAAGCGGGATTCACGCTCCGATGCGGGCTGGACTTTGGATTTACGAACGACATTACAGCATTTGTCATACTTATGGTGAATTCCTCGAAAAAAGAGATGTACGTAATTGACGAAATTACTGGCCACGGGATGACGCCAAAAGCAATTGCTGCGGCCATAATGTCGAAAGGCGTGATATTCAGATCGTGCGAAATTGTAGCAGATTCCTCAAATCCTATGGCGATAGACCTTATACGCAGAGAAGGGATCTATGGTATAATGAAATCCGTGAAGGGTGCGGGATCTGTACTGGCAGGCATAGACAATTTGCGGCAGTACAGAATCTTTGTGGATCCGGTCTGCGTAAACGTGCGAACAGAACTGGAAAATTACAAGTGGAAAGTCTCAAAAGAAGACGATGAAGTTTTCCTAAACGAACCGATGGACGAATTCAATCACTGCATAGACGCAATCCGGTATGCCACAGAAAAAGCACACGTGAATTTCTTTGACACGAGGAGGCGTTGAAATGAACGAATTTATGACCACAACAATAATGATAACAATTTTCGTAACAATTGGAATTCTTTTGCCGGTATTCCTGATGATAAGAGATAAGACACAGCAATCTTCATTACCGAACAAACTAATACTTTGGATTACCATGATTTTTTGTATGGTAATGGTGTTTGGTATTGTGGTGAACTTTCAGCAATTATCCGATTCGATAAGGGCAGACCTCGTGCAATACGGCTTTGTCGCCCTAATGTTGTTCGGCGGAATTTTCGGGATTGACCAATTGTTAAAATCCCACTACATTAAGAGCATTCAGTGGAAAGATTTGAGAGTAACATCAACGGGATCGGCGATCAAGGAGGAAACAAGCAATGAATCAATTGCTGATAAGAATAGCGAAACAGAAGCGGGACAATCCGAACGCTCAGAAATGGAGGAGCAAAAAAATGAAGTATCTGGAGAGCAAAAGCCTTAATGTTGTCAAGTACGAAATTCAGAATCTTGCGAATCTCGTTTCGTCATACAAGGACGAAATCGGGTGCAGCGAAGAGATCCTAATGGGACTAGACATGGCAATCGAAGCGGCAAACAAGGCGTTACGCTGTATTTCCGCAAAAGAGCTTATGGGCAAAACAGAATCCGAAGCGAAGAGAACCGAATTTTCACAATTTACAAAATACGAAACAGGATTCGCTGGTCTGAAAGTAGAGAAAATTTCAGACAAACGCGATGAATTTGTAAAGCTGAATCGTAAACGGGACTTAGGATCTGATGAAAAAGAAAAGCTCAGGAATCTGGAGAAACTTATGTCATCTGACGAGGATGTTAAACGAGATGTCAGCCGGTAAATTTGTAACATTACTCGCCATAATTTGTTTCGCCGTAATCTCGTTTTCAGGAGCCTCGGCCATGCCAGCTATCTCAAATCCGATGGTATGCGGGCACAGGGAATCCAGATGGATTTCTTACGTAGAAAATTTGAAGGATTCGGGAGACCTTAATGTGGTGTGGGAAACGCTGGGGCGGGAGAAATTGCCACAAAAATTCGTCTGGCTTATGCTTGTGGAGAGCGGCGGGAAACGTGATGCCTGTTCCATAAAGGGAGCAAGCGGATTGTGGCAGCTCACAGAGCAAATTGCTACACATTACGGGTGCTTTGACAGATCCGATGCCGAATCCTCTACCACCGCAGCCGCCCGTTACCTCAGGAAATTGCTAAGAGATTTCGGAGGTGACGAGTGGTCAGCAATTGTCGGCTACAATATGGGCGGGACAAATTACAGGAATGTGGGTAAGCCCACAGGTGAAGCAGAAATTCTTGCTAACACGGTTACATGCCTTATGGATTACTACGGAGAGGAATTGCCATGATTTCAGAGAGCGAGCGAAGAGATTACGAGAATCATCCAGATTACTACAAGGGGTCGGGGAGTCACCCGATTGAGGTTTTCGAGATTATAGACCAATTCGGATTAGACTTTTACCTCGGTAATGTTGTCAAATATATAGCGAGGGCAGGCAGGAAGTCCGGAAATACGAAACGGCAGGATCTTGAGAAGGCGGCACACTACATTGACGAAGCGATTATTCGATTGGGAGAGAAATCATGAACCTTGAAAAAGTTAAGCAATTCCTAGGAGTATTCAGGGATTATCCAGAAGTCGGGCTTGTCAACGAAGCGAACGACTACATTAAATTTGACAAGTTCAAGATTGACGACAAGCGGGCAGTCACGGTTGTTGACGGCAAAGAATACGATGACGAAGAAGAGAATTCGATGTGGGTAAACACGAAGCTCCGATTCGGCTATCTTACACGAATTATAAGACAGCGAGTCAGTTACGCCTTTGGTCGCAAATGCACTTTCTCGGCAGATTCCGAGCAAATGTCGGTGCTGTTCGACATGGACACGATTCGAAAATGTGGGTGGTACATTGCAGCACACGGACGTGCCTATATGGAAGTGCGATTCAACGAAGACGGCAAGATGTCCGGAATTTCAGCACACGATCCGGGACATTGTTTTGAGTTCACAGATTCGGAAACAAGGGAACACGGATTCGTAATCATTGAGGAAGTCAAGAACGAATTCGGGCTTAGTGACGAAGAAAACGCGGACAGACTGTCGGTCAGGATTATCGAAGAGAGCGATGACAAATCGCAGTTCACGATTACGCAATATTTCTACGCCGATAACAACCTCACGCAATTGAACTACATTCCGCAATTGACAATAAACCGACTTGAAGACGGTAAGTTACGCAAGTACAATGGCGACATTGTAATGGAGCTTTTCGCCGATCCGTTTAAGATAGGAATTTACAAAGAAAACAAAAGCCTGATTGACGAATATGACGACATGGCGAGCCAGACGTCAGATTACCTTAAGAAATCGCCAAGGAGCCCGCTGATTGTGAAGGGATACGGATCAACAATGAGCGAGCTTGTTACAAATTTGTACCACTACAATGTGATTCCGACACAAGCCGATGGGGATGTTTCGCTGCTTAAGGCCGAGCAGGATATTAACGCGGCTCAGAAGCACCTATTGTCAGTTGAGGATTCTTTAAGAGAGCAAACAGGATGGGTAAAGTCCGAATTGGGAAATGTCGGGTATTCTGGTGCAGCATTAAGAATGCGTTACGCCGAATTGGACATTCAGGCTCAGCATTTGCAAGCAGTAATGACGGATGCCTTCAATTCGATAAAGCTCTACATAAGAGAAACATTGGGTTCGGAGATTCCTGAAGACGTTGAGGTCAATTTCGATTCCGATGTCATGGTGAACGAGACGGACACCGTAACAAATTGTGTTAATAGCACCGATTTACTTTCCCGCAGAACGATTCTCGAAAATCATCCGTTCGTCAGATCTGTTGATGTTGAGATTGCAAGGCTTGAGGAAGAGGGCAGGTCTATTTATGCGATTGGGGGTGAGGAAGAGGATGAATCCGCAGATGAGGAAGAGGATGAATCCGACTCTACCGAACCCCGCCTAGATCCTTCGCAGGAAACAAATCTTACCAACAAACAACGTGAGATTATGGCAGACCAATAAGGAGGAATTAGATGAAAATCAAGCAATTGGCCGAGTGCCTTAATGTTGTTTGTGGGCAAGTGCGGCAGAAATTTAAGAAACATCCCGAAATTGCGAAAATCGAGTGCCTGTCTAAGGACGGAGGAGGTTCGGATTTGCGGATTACCACAACTGATGGAGATTCGATAACCGCCTCGTTCGATTGTCACGGCCATGAAATCCACACCCCTTAGGAATTCTAACCCATGCCTACAGGAATCTTTACAAATGCCAATTTACCGCCTACTGATGTGGAATTCTGCGTTGCCAGTGACTTCCACATCGGGGCGGACGAGTCCAATTTCAGGAACACGCTGAACAGTACGCGGCAGGATTACGTGTTCGCCAACAACAAGATTCAGTCCGCACTGTCAGCCGAAGCACACACATTAAAGAGATTCTGTCAAAAAATACTGTACAGCGGCAAATTGGGGATGTTCGAGGACGGCAGACATAAATTGGTACTGCTGGGCGACATCATAAACGGGGAGTGCGGGTATTTCGCTTCATACAAGTCGATTGCCTACAGAATGTTGCTCGGATCCGTGTTACCGTGGATTTACACAGGAAATATAATCTATGTGTGCGGCAATCACGACAAGGAAGCGAAATTCTACACAAATCTTACAGGATTCCAGAGAGGGTCGATATTTGAGGATACCTATACTGACATGGGTGTTAAATTTTCCCATGGCCACAAATTTGACCCGTTATGTGATGGGAAAACCGCAATCGGCCTGATGGGGGATCTTGCTTCAGAATTTGTCACAAATCTGTGTTCGCCGGCACTGGAAGACCTATTCCGAGGCAGGGAATTTTACGAAGTCCACGATCGCTCCAATCTGAAGAGGATTGCCGAATCCGAATCGATCTCCCGTCTCTCCCAATCGGACAGGATGCTGATGAAGGCGGCACTCAATGACGCGAGGAATTCGGACGGGTGCCACACGGCAATCTGCGGCCATACGCACCAAAAGCCAATGTGGTACAATTCTGGCCAGATGAACTACATTAACACGGGCAAATTCGCAAGGGACGGCTTCCTTAATGTTGTTGTTCGCCGCGATTCTGAATTAGAAATTTGCAGATTGGTATCAGTAGGATAGTGATTATGAAGGCAGAGAAGAAAATAACAAATGCGGTTGACAACGTGGCTCGGAATTCGTTCGCCGAACTGATTTCGAAGCAGGTACGGGAATTGGAAGAGGATGTTGCGATTATAATAAGCAATGCGATTGCGGAGAACGCGATTAACAATCTTGACAACAAAGCGGCATCCTTGTTCACGCTTGACTTGAAGTCCAAACGCAAGTTACGGAAGATGCTGAAATTTCTTGGCCAGATTCGGGAGAACCCAGACAGATTTGACGTGAGCTATGTTACGAGCTGCGGGAGGCTGAGTTCGGCAATTGGCAGGGTGCTTAAGGGTGAATTGGAAAGCGTGGCGGACGCTTTGGAAGTCAAACGGGCTTACGCATTGTCCCGCCGATTGCGGCCTTCGAATTATGGAGGAGCTAGAGTTCGATCCAAATCTACCTCCCCAGATAGTGTAATCCGTGCCCAAGGACGAATCTTGCGAGGCTCATCACTGATAAACAAAGTATTGAATCCTGTTGATGAGCAAATTCGTAACAATATTGTTAATTTGACAACATTAAGGCTAGACAAATTGGGAATGAGCAAATCCGCAGTAATCAAGGACGTGTTCAAGTCCAATTCCGAATGGCTGAATAGCCGTAGGATACACGCCGAAATCCTTAATGTTGCCGAGAAATTATCTAGCGACATTAGTAAATTGGGCGTTACAGACAAATTGGGCAGGCCGAGGATTACGCCAGAACGATTGGCGGAGAAGGCGAGGGAATTACTTGCCCCAGTGTTCGGTAAAGCCCAGAATTATGCCAAGATTTCAGCCAGAATGCTGGCTTCCGTAGCTTACCATGAGCAGATTCAGAATGTGCTTAATGTTGTCGAGGAAAAAGAATTCAAGGACGGAATTCGTTCATACATATTCCGTGCTGTGATGGATGCCAGAACGAGCGATATTTGCCGGGGATTAAACGGTACAGTTGTTCCCGCCAAGGATACCGCTTTGTTTAAAAGAATTAAACCGCCGCTTCATCCGAATTGCAGATCTATGCTGATTCCCAACTTGAGGTGACCCCACTTCACGATTGCCTATATGGGGTTCACGATTGCCTATATGGGGTTCACGATTGCCTATAGGAGGGATTGATACGCCTATAGGTGGGATTGACGTGTGGGATTGACGTGCCTATAGGTGGGATTGACGTGTGGGATTGGTGTGCCTGTGTTAGGTAATCTTGCACTAATCCCACGCCATAATGTGGTCATGTGCATTGGAATTGGCCAGTCACATTGGAATTGGCCAGGCACATTGGAATTGGCCACCAGATCGCTGCCACTCCTATCGTGCGTGTGATGCCAATTGGCAGAATCCCCTCGCCATAATGTGGTTTGATATGAGAATTCTTCTCAACCTTCCTACCATAATGTAGTTGTGTAATGGAAATTGATTTAAATTTCATACACAATAATTTTATTATCATAATGTAGTTTAATAATTTATCATAATCTCACACGCACGCTCACACACGCTCACGCACGCGAGGGTTTTATCGGCCTTCCTGAATTCCCCAGGAGCCCGATTCCATTTTTTATGACCCATTCGACGATGCGAATCGGAAAATTTTTCGTTTCCAGAAAAGTTTGAGTCAAAATTCTGACCTGCGAAAAATTTTTATGAAACATTCGGATCGTTCCCCCGGGTATGAGTACCTCGCCCCGGGTATGAGTACCTCGCCCCGGGTATGAGTACCTCGCCCCGGGTATGAGTACCTCGCCCCGGGTATGAGTACCTCGCCGAAACGGCTTTTTGTAAGAAATATATCTTTTTTGTATCATAGCACTTTTTTTATTGACAAAACTTTTTCTTAACAAAATCAAGGACTTGCGTAAAATGCGATAATGTAGTCTCAAACATAGCGGAAAATGCAAGATAAGCCGCGTGATGTTGTCGAAAATGCAAGGAAAGTGCATACGGGTGAAGAAAATTCTGTTTTCAACGTTTTGAGGTGTAGACTAGTAACCACACGTCTCAAAAGAAAATGCACTACAACGCAAATAAACGCAAATAAACGCTATGACATAAAAATCGCTAAGAAAATACGACAAATAGGCGGCTTAAGCTATGTACATTCTGTTACATAGCAATAAACCGAATAAAATTTTTTAGTAGAAAATGTCGATTTTCATTGACAAAAGTTTTCTATCTATGCTAACATTCATTCAAGACCTACCATACCTACCATACCTACCATACTCTATATAAGGGGTTTTTTGGCGGCTTTTTTGTTAGAGGCCTCTAACAAAAAAGTTTTATCTTGTCAAAAAAAAGTTTGACATGAAAGAGATCCAATGCTATAAAGAGCTTGTCTTTTGGGGATACTCAAAAGACAAGCTCTTTGAAACGCTCCAAAAAAAAAGTTTTTCCATGTCAAAAAAAAGATTGACATGGAAAAAGAAAAGGGCTATAAGGAGCTTGTCTTTAAGAGAAAGACACTTTGATAAGTGAATAAGAGATAGAGATAGATAGAGAAAGTTTTCTATCTCTTAGTATATAAGGTTTGTTTCGGCGACTTACATGGTGTGGGACGCCGAAACAAGTCCACTTTCCATAAAGGAAAAAGCTATGAGTAAAAAACTGACAGTCAAAACAACCTCAACCTCAACCGCAACCGACACGCGTTCACTGAAAGATCAAGCCCTAGACTGGATCAAGGATCATGGGTGCGTGTTCCATAGCAACTACAAGAAATACCTAGGTATATCCACGTGGAGCGATATGGATAGCGACAGGTTTGAGCGCACGTCTACAGGCACTATCATCTACCGCTCGCTTGTGACAAGCGATTTTTTGTCTTTCGATGAAAGATCGATCTTCACTCTTAGATCCATGGTGACAGGCAAGATCCAGACTCTACGGATCTATATGTGTGACGGAACGCCGCGTAGCATGACAGGGGATCAAGACATTTTCATTGACGGTTTCGGGGCACTTTTTGACGCAAGCCAAAAAACGTGTGTCACGCCAAAGCCCAAAGCGGGATACGAAAAGATCGTTGAGCGTTTCGCGTACAACCGTGTGGACAATGGCAAGTGCGTGCTAGACCGCGTCAAAGATCTTATACCCGACACGGTCAAAAGCGGGAAAACACCAGAAAAGCGTTTGGCGGCTTGCATTCAAGCGTGGCAAGAAACATGTAGTAGACCGCTAGTGGTACACAAATGGATCATCATAGAGTGCTTACTCCACACCGTATGCCAGCCTAGGGCCTTAGACCCCAAGATCTTACTATCTTTCATACCGCAAGAGTGGTATGTAAAAGCTGGCGGATCAAGCAGTTACGGTATAGGCGAGTTGATAACGCAAATGGCAAATGGTGCTTTCTGCAACTTTTTACCAAGCGTTCAGAAAAGCCGTCCAGCGAACTTTCACTATACCCCGATACGACACCTTGTGTCATGCGTGTGTGTGATAGATGTCAGAGCTGCGTCATCATCACTTGATAGCATTGAGTATTGGCTATCTGCTACCGACACTGATGTCACGGCTCGCCGAACGGCGAGCGGGGGTTCAGGTTCCACACCTAGGACACCAAAGCTAGCACTGAATGACATTTTGGGCCTGTTAGATTAATCTAACAAAAGAACCCGCTTGCCAAACGGCGAGCGGGTATTTTTGTGTCCGAAACAGCCTGTATTTTTAGACATATCTAACAGATTTTCTATACAACGCGGAAGATACTAAACAGCTTGTATTGATACATTTTGAAACTATTATTCGGTTGTATAGTTTACAAGTTTATTTCTATACAACAGAAAATTGAGTGAAAAAATCATACAAACTTTTCTGCATTTTGTGTATTTTAATATTATTATATATTTATAGTATAGAAACACACATTACAGCGAGGAAATACGCGGCTCAAATGGATTCTATCATTAGATGTTAGCAACATATTTGGCCAACCGACAATGTGAAAACTGTCTTTAATATATTTGACATAATCAGCGTAAAGATTCATGATATTCACACCGATTCTATACAACACTTCAGAATAATAGTATTTGATACAAATGATACAATAGGGGGATACCAAAAATACAAACGAGGGGATTGAGGGGGGTCACTTATTTTCAAAACTCTCAAATTCTGGATCTCGAAAATTGGGCGGCCAGATTCGCAACTCGAAGAATTTGGGATTCAGATTCTCTATAGATTCGAGAAAGAATTGTGGATTACCATTTCCAGGCGGAGATTTGGTGGCGGCGTAGATTACAGACGCCAATCTCTCGATACAAAAAATCCCGCAAGCGGTTGGTAACCAATCTCCTGCGGGATAGTTGGATAGGGGCGGAGTTAGATACTACTCTTCAGCTGCCAATTGCTCAGCCTCGATACCGAAATCGTCCACCATCACAGTTGCAACCGCGATAAGTGAATCGTCATCTTTGACCAATTCCTCAACTTTGGGGAGTACACGTCCCTTCAGCCCCAAATCGGACTTGACCTTCGTAATCAATTTGAGCTGTTCTGGCTTACTCATTCCGTTGTAAACGGCTAGGACAGCATCCGGATCAATCTCAATCTCCTCACCATCCTCTTCCTCCTCATCCGAATCGCTCTCCTCATCCTCATCTGAATCGTCATCGGCAGAATCCTCTTCATCAGAATCCTCCTCATCCTCATCCTCGTCTTCCTCCGAATCGCTCTCATCCTCATCCTTTTCTTCCTCATCAGAATCCTCTTCAGAATCCTCATCAGAATCCTCATCATCATCCTCTTCCTCCTCTTCATCAGAATCATCCTCATCCAGTGCCGAATCTAGCTTGTCGGAAACCTCCGTCAGGCGGTCTGACAGTTTCTTTACTAATTCCTCGACAACATTAAGGCGTTTGTCATAATCCCCTAACTTGCTTATCAAATCGTTCTGCTCCAATTTCTCTACCCTGTCCGAAATTCCGTTCATATCGGCTGTCAATTTGCTTACAGCCTCCTTTGTCAATTTGATTACGTTTGCTGTAATCTCGTTCTGCTTTTTGACGACATTAGCGGTGGAATCCTCTGCGGGAGCCTGAACCTTTGCAGAATCCTTGGCCTTAGAAGAAATCAGGGACTTAACTGAATAATCGCTTGCCTGAACTTTGTTGCTTTTCTTAACGAATGCCATAATTTGTCTCCTTGTTAGTTAAAAAGTTTTACCGCTTACTCACCCTCAGCGAATCGGGTCGCCTTTACCCTCAGCGAATCGGGCCGCCTTTACCCTGGCGAATCGGTCGATCCGGCTGGCTGCCAGTCCCTTGCGAGGAATCGCCAGCCTTCCAAAGTATTCAATTGTACTGTGCTACGTTAGTGTGCTAATCAATTTCTTCACACATTAGAGTGTACTCGGCGGCGAATTCGTCCTCACCGTCCCAGTCAATCTCTTCGCGTTCTTCCTCTTCTTTCTTTACCCATTCGGAATCCACCGCGTGTTGCCAGTCTTCCTCGCTCATTTTGGAAACGTCAAGGAATTTCCTTCTCCAGTTGCACGCGTCTGTGTAATCCGCGAATTTCTTTACAACCACATTACCAGTCCGGCTTGTGAATTTCTCTATGTGAACGAGCATGTTCCCGTCTCTGTCAATCTCTCTGGTCATTGTACGAATCCTCCACCAGTTCAAAATCGTAGTACTCATCGAAATCCATATCGTTGTCGGCTTCCTTTACATCCTCATACGAATCCTCGGCCTCTGCATGGCAATCCTCGCAGAAAGCAAGTGGCGAATTCCTTGAAACATAAGTTGCACGGCAACCACATAACATGCACTTCCTAATCTTCATTTCCGACTCCTTTTAATCTCTTTAATCAGTTTGTTAATTTTCCATGTCAATCTCATGGCCTTGCGGAACGCTGCGTGAAATTTCTTGTCATATTTTACCGTTTTCATCTCTCTTAATTCCTATAAAAGTTGTTATAGAATTCACGTGCTGCATAAAGGCGTTCATCTTCAGAATCCCGCTCGTCCATAACCCGCTTTATTATCTTGCCAACAATTGTTTCAAGCTGTGAACGCTTAATCGTGCTGATACAGTATTTTTTAAGCCAGTCGTTAAATTCATACAGAACATCTAATCTCATGTCGAGATCCATGAATCTCCAGTCAATGCCCGCTTGCGTCTCGCTTTCTGACAGAATCTCGTCAAGTGTGTTGTAGCTAATCTTTACTGCCATTTTAGAATCTCCTTGGTTGTGCCGAATCGGCGTTGTAATGTGTGTTTGTTTGACAAGTAAAAAGGTTGCATACCCTTTTACTTGTCAAATAATATCATATCATAAATAAAAAGCAAGGACTTTTTTGTATCAAAGTGTATCAAACATTTGATACAAAAAAAGGCTCGCTGAACGAGCCCTTTTGAATCTAGTAGTACTTCTTTACAATCTCACATATCTGATCCAAATCTGGAAGATCATCTGATTCCTCGGCGAACTTCAGAATCTCTTGCCAAATTGCCGCCTTCCTGTCGTCACTCACATATTCCCATATAAAATACGCCCGCCCGTACAGCAATTGGCCTACATTATGGTAACTCAATTCCATACTTATCGTAATCGTCTTGCTCTCTATCATAACAATTCCTCTCTTATCCTGAATTGTGGTATGACTTTGCCACGCAGGCACACTTCAACCCTCCTAATATCCCTCAACGCAACCCACTTGTCTCCAATCCGTACTTCCCAATCGTATTTAAACGCTGTATAGTTCCAGTTTTGCTTAATCTCCGTATTCTTGAATTGCGTACAGGCCGTTGAAACCTTCTTTTCTCCGAATCGCACGTCCCTTTCTAACTTACATATTACTTTGTACACATTATTGTCGCCGAGCCGAACCTCGAATCCCCCAACATTAACGCCTTTCCATTCGTCTTCGAATTTGAACGCAATGCTGCCCTTTGGGTGGTGGCTTGTAGCTCCCGCCTTCAGGTATCTATCTATGGTGTTAATCCTTATCACTACCCCGTCAGTATCTATGCCACCAGGTGCAGGGCATGACCGTTCGAATCTGCCATTGACAATCTCTTCGGCGTGGCTAATTGTTCTGCACTCTACAGTCTCGAAACCCAATTTGCCGATATGTCCTAACACTTCTGCGTAAGTGAATTTACGGCCTTTCTCTGCCTCATAGATATTTGAATCGTACACAACAAATTTCAATCGCTCGGCGATGTCCTCAGTTTCCTTATCCTGTGCGTCTTTTCTTAGCAAGAATCCTGCTGAGTCCTGCCTGTGGCCAAAGTTCGTCACAAGTTCTCCTGTTACCCACCAATCTGTCAATATCCATTTCTCTTTAGTCAGGAACGCTGGCCAACAATTTATCTTTACAAGGTTGTACGGCAGTACCAATTTCATAAGTTCTGTCACATCCCTCGCCTTGCCCTTAGTTTCCGCACTTACTAAATTCCCTCCTTTGTAATGCAATCTCACCGCACATCCGTCCAATTTCCACGATGCAACGCATTCGGACTTCGTGTTCTCAATCCATTCTTCCAGTTTGTCCACATCTCTTATCTTATCTTGTGACAAAATTTTGGATTCGGCGACATCGGCCAATTGCTCTTCAGCTGTCAATTGCTCTTCAGCGACATTCATGCTTTCACGAATCTCATCGAACACGAAATCTGGCAGCCCACTCCGACCGTCTCTGTACAATTGCTCCAGTAACTCTAAATCCTCGAGCGACATTGTGGCGGGCTTATAATCTCCCGCATCGTACAGAATTTGTTCATTCCTCCAAATCCTCGACAGTATGGCGAAATCCGGGAATATGTTAATTCTGAAGTTCGCCGCAGACGCCTCGTACTGGAATTCCGTATCAAACAGGAATCCTTTTGTATTGGAATCTGCCAGCATCTTATTTTTCTCTGTGTCTGTGTCATAACAAAAGTAATTCAGATCCCCACCATCTGCCACATTCCAGAATCTTCCTTTCCATAAAACAATTTTTGCCGTCTCAGTCCCTTCACTTGAGGAATTTACCTTAGAAAAGAGCTTTTCCTCAGCTTCGTAAATCTTCCCCGCTATCCACAATCTTACTTCATCTGTTATATTCAGTCTTTTGACCTCTTCCTTCATCTGAATCTGTCTCATAAAGAATACGTTTTCGTGGCAGCCAATCTTGCTCGGGACGCAAATGACGAATTCAATATCGCCTTTACCGCCCCACCCTTTAATCTCTAATCTCAAACATCTGTCTGGATTATACGGATCTGTCGCAAACGCCACATTAAGCGTGACTTTGTCAATCTCGTCCTTTTTCAGTTTGTCACATATCGAATCCCACGCGGATGCGGCCTGTTTTCCATAAATTTCTATGTCGCTTGCCTTTACTTTCCATGCTTTTACCCAATCTTTGTCAGGCTTATAATCTGCATTACCAGTTAAATTCGACATTACGAGTTTAAAAAACGGATCCAGCTCAATTTTCTTAGCCATTTTAAATTCCCTCCCTGTAGCACACCTGATGTACTGAATCTTTCCCTGTACGTTGCATAAGTCTCAAATTCTTCCTCGGCAAGTCTCGGCAAAATGCTGTAAATGCCAGAATCGCTGCCGCGAAGAAGTCTGTTTCGGCTAACTTCTCAATTCCGAAGTTGTCAATTTCCACGATAACGAACTTTTTTGAGTCCTTCCAGAATACGTTCATTCCGAACAATGCTTTCTCTTTGCTTGTCATTTTAAATCTCCTCTTTTATATATCTTAATCCGCTATCGTAGTTCGTCAGTTTTTCAAATTCCGAATCTGTAAGTCCCAATACTTCAACGTATTTGTCGCAATAGCAAACCTTGATTTCAATCTCTTCGTCCTGGTAAACGGTCTTACGTAGGTGATCCATACACGGATATTCACAATCTAACGCTTGTACGCCTTGTAATTCGAGCCCTTTTAGTGCCCATCTTGCTCTTTCTAATTTGCTTGCCATTTCTAAAGCTCCTTCTTTATGAATCTGAAGGTTCCTCTGAGTTCCGTAAGCTCTTCGAAATCTGAACTGTCAAGTCCCAATATTTCTACATACCCAAAATTGAAGTTTGCATTTATCTTAATCTTTTCGTCTTGGTAGAGTATGTCGTTTATATCGCAAAATGATTCACAATCGAACACCTGCATACCCTCTAATCCTTCTTCTTTTAGTACCTGCCTAGCTCTTTCTAACTTACTTGTAATTTTCTGATTCTCCCACTCTGCCGCATCTACGAACTCTTCAATTTCCTCGTCAACGATCTTGTAAATCCAGTAAACTTCCGCCGAATACCACATCATTCCCGCATTGATAAACGGTCGTATCGAATTTTTCTTTACGCTAAGAAATTTACGTGCTTCGTCCAGCGACTTAAAACGTGCAATTTCCTCGATATTTGTGTCTGCTAGATCAAGTGCCGCTGACCGGACGTCTTCAATTCCTCCAGAATGTACTCTAGGGTTCACGTCCTTAGTGTAACTTCCAACGCAGTATCTAACCATTTTTAATTCTCCTTGCTTACTGGTGACAGGAATGTAATCCTTGTTGCTACCAGAGTTTGCCGTTCCAATGACGCCCATTTTCCTTCAAGGCAAATCAGCATTCCCTTTTTCGTGTATTGCATTACCAATCCCGCCTGTTTCGGCGTTACAATACATTGCGTAAATCGTGCGTTTCCTTCAACGTCACTGCTTACAATTGTGAATCTGGCTGTTTTGTCAGAATTCAGCTTAGGATCGTTGGCGAGCCTTCCAATAATAACTACCATTTTAATCTCCTTTGTTGTTTCCAGAATCTGTCTGGAATGTGTGTGGTTTGACAAGATAAAAGGTAAAACACCTTTTATCTTGTCAATTATATTATATGATAGATAAAAAGCAAGGACTTTTTTGTATCAAAGTACATGATACACTTTGATACATTAAGGCATCTAGCCCTTTTGAATTCCTGCTATACCCATCAATCCTTCCATCTTGGAAGAGACGAGATCCACGTAATAATCCACATCAACGACATCCAACGGAATCTCATCCGTCAATTTGTTAATGTTGCATACAACTGGTGGGAAGCTAGAAATTTTCTGCGTCTTCCCCTCTCCCTCCTTCAGAATCGACACTGGCTTTAAGCCCGCGGCTACCGCCTTTGTCCCAATCACGGCCACAGATAACAAATATCTGTTATTAAATTTATACACTTCGCCAGTCTTGAAGTCCTGAATCGTGAATGAGTGGAATTTGGCGGTCGTCTTGCTTACAATCGTCAGGTACCTTATACCGTTTTCCTTAATGTGGTTTGTTACTGCCTGTCTTACGGAAATTCCCGCTGTCAGGCATCTGTGGGATATGTCCGCTATCCCCATCAGGTTTGGATCCCAGTCCGACTTGCCGCCGAGGAACCCGCCAATTCCATCTACATTCCCTTCGGAATCGGCGAACGCGTAGGAGTGAATGTTTTGCTGTGCAAACCACATAAAGGGTTCAACCTTAATCTTCAAGCCTATCGTTTTTGAAAACTTGCTTATAATTTCCACATTATGGTCATATTCTTGCTCTTTGCACAGCACCATAATACCATCTGTGTCAATCTGAATCAGCCTTCCCTGTACTATCAGCGACATTGCCGTAATCAGTACTTGTCCCAATGCACAGATAGAGAAATTTGTGGCTGGGTGGTACAGCTTGCTGAACTGGTATCGGAATCGGCCTGGCACCGAGTTCAGGATCGGCTTGTAGGCGTCCGAGGATACCTTGTCCCCTTTCGCCTTGTAATCGTCTCTTGCCGCCGCGAATTTCTTAAATATTTCCTTGACATTATTTGGCAATTCGGGAGGGAAGAAGTCGTAGGCGATCATTATCGAGGGGTACATGGCACTGAAATCTGCGTGCAACACTTTGAATCCGTTGCATGACTTTACGAACAGCGGCTTGTCACAGGTTCCATGTGCCCCGCCCTGTCCGTACGACACGGTAATTCCGTCTCTCAGCTCCAATTCCAGTTTCATTCCGTCCTTTCCGTTAGATTCTTTTCGTATTTTGAACGAATCCACGTCATAAAAGAAGTGCAGCACCTCGTTGAATTTGTCTTTGGCTTCCTTATCACATGCCAAACCTATCATACCGATCAATCCGCTAACTATTTGTGGCCGTCTCGGGGCGAATTCGTCCAGTGCCGACTCCACTCCTGCCTGATATGTGTAATTTGTTAATATCTTTACAATTTCTTCGTAATGGTCACATGCTGTTGAGTAGAGTCTGTACACGAATTCCGGGCGGCACACGTCTTTGACCACATTATATGCAATCTGTGCCATCTTATTTTCCATGTTGAAGTATTTCTGCCCGAGTTCTGAATCGAAAATTTTCTTTGTCATAAGCACATCATGCTTACAGTAAAAAAGTATCTCTTCAATCTGATCCTTCGTGAAATCTCCTTTGTACGTAAATGGAATCGGCGTCTCTCGGATGTCACCCCCGAACAATGTGGCCACAATCTTCAAAGACGGCATGTGATTTTTGAAGTTGTAAACATCGTATGACAAGAATCCTTCTGGGATGTTCGCCCATTTCAGCGTTTGTTGACAAATAATCTGGTCGCTCAGGTCGTTTATCATTTCCGGAGTAATTTCACCCAGGCCGAATTCGAACAGTTTGAGTAATATAAGGTTATCATATTTCTTACAGTTGTATCCAACCAGTATGTATTCTCTTAATATTTTCTTATATAATTCCCACAACATTAACGCGGACTTTGAGTTGTCATTGCCCTGCCCGAACTGCACAATTTTCCATTCTTTTGTGTCCTGAAAAAAGAAAACCCAACACGAGTACTTGTAGAATGTCTCAATGTCGTAAAAGCAAATCTTTCGAGATTCTAACAATCTTTCAAACGATATAGCCATTTCCCGTCTCCTTAATTGCTCAAAAATTCCTTAGCGATTTCGTTAGTAACAATCAGCGACTTTGTGTTCGGCACGCGAATTCCATCTTCTGGCTTTGTGTCGTAGTAAAACTGCATTGTGGACAGGGCAATTCTCGCTTCGTAGCTCGTAATCGCGTAAAGCCACACTACGAACATCTCCACCGTAATCTCGCCATCGTAAACGTCCAAATTCTCAATCTTTTTTCTCGCCATGATTTTGTCTCCTTATGGAAAATGTTAAACGTCAATCACTTTGGCGTCAGTGATTGTATCAAAGCCCTTAATCTCTTCTACCTTCAGGAAAAGAATTTCTTTGCCAGAATCGGCGTGACTAAGGACTTCTTTATATTCCTTGTATTTCTCCTTGCTGTACGGGTGCGAGCTGAACGTGAATACTCTCTGCCGTCCGTAAGCAAATTTTACTGTTATCGTGTGGCGAATTCCCTTCTCTGGAATCCTTACAGTCTTTTCTGTGTAGGATTCTACCGGCAATAGCCCGCCTTCCAGATAAATCCTTTGCAACTTCAGTGCGTGAATCTCCTCGTCCGTCCTTATCACGTTTCCACAATACGGACATTCCTTGACATTTGTGTGAACATACCTGTGGCATTTCTTACATTCCGACATTATAGGCAATCCTTTTCTCTGGATCTCAGACGTTGACGGCTGCGAATCAAGGTCATCCCCGAACCGCTCGACATTACCGCCACAATCCACGATCACGCACCGCTTTTTGCCAACGTTCAATCTCAGTCCCCTGCCCACAATCTGTTTCCACAACGTGTTAGATTTCGTAGCTCGGCACATCACAATCGCGGTAACTCTTGTTATGTCAACACCCGTTGTAAGCACACCGCAGTTAAGAATTACATCGGCATTGCTCAAAATTTCTTCGCGTTCGTCCTCGTCAGTTTCTCCAAGGACAAGTTCCGTTTTCGGCGGATCTTTCTCTTTCTTAATCTCTGCAAGTACTTCCTTGCAAATTCTCACTGTCGGCAGGAACACGAGCGTACAGTGTCCCTTCACTCTCAATCCGTACGTCTCATGTGACCTTATAACTTCTTTCGCAATCGCCTTCAGTGCCTTCTTGGCCTGCACTTCCATTGACTCCGAGGAAAAGTCGCCAATCGAGTTCGGCTTTAATTTCTCAATGTCGTATTGAAACAAGCCACATTTCACGTATTCCGGCTTTACAAGGTATCCTTCATCTATAAGCCTTCCGTAAGTAACAATCTCTTCTACAGGTATAAACATGTTCTTGTCGAGAATCGATTCATGCTTGTTCCTGTATGGTGTGGCTGTGAATCCGAACACCATTGTCTCCGACTTTTCGTTACGCAGGTTGCCATTCGAATTTTCCATCCTTCTGCAAATTTCCTTGTAGCCTGCTGTGCCAGTGTACATCTTGTGGCATTCGTCTACTATGATAATGTCATAGATCTTGTCTTTCTTGTAATTCGGCAGGGCTTGCACGGTACAGAAATCAATCGTTCCACGCTCTATAAGCTCGGCCGCATTACGGACAATCTTTTCTGTCTTCTCTCTGTCTTGTTTAACAATCTTTACGCTCCACGAGCATACGAGGATCTTCAGTTCTGAAGGATCAAATTCTTCCAGTGCCGTGTCTATCAATTTCGCTATCACAACGGATTTGCCGCTTCCTGTGGGTAACACAAGGCAGTAACACTTCACCGGACATACAAAATTCAGCAAACTTTTCAATTTGCTAACGCTTTCCTCTTGATAATTTCTCAGTTTTATGCTAGACATAATTTGTCTCCTTTTGAGGCGGACAGAGTAGTGTGTGTGGTTAATCCGGCGGAACTTCCGCCGGATTAATTTTTAATCCCTCACAGACCTCACAGCCGATTTTTCCAGTTTCACGCCTTTCGCGTGAGCTAGCGGTTTTATGAATTTACATGACAACTTTGTCTTTTTCGTAATGTAGCCCAATTTCTTCATTGTGCTGAAGATCATCTTGGTTGAGGGCTCCATTCTCTGATTCGTCAAATACTGGATTATATCTACAAGTTTAATCTCGCATATTGCATCGGAAATTTCTTCCTTGTTGCCAACATAATCCATTAGCTTGTACGTGGCGGCATTGGTGTAACTGAAATTCTCGTTTTGCTTGTCGTTCGCTTCCTGTTCTTCGCCAGTCATGCAAATCGGCATACCTTTTCGGTATTCTTCAAGAGCTTGCAGCCACACCTGCCGCCAATCTACGCTGTTTATGTTCGTCCAATCGTCCCTGCACCAGTTGGCTTTGACAACGAGGAATCGGCGGCTTCCTGTATCGTCAATGAAAATCTCCTCGTCATTGGTTGTCCCAATTATCGAGGTGCGTGTCGGGTATTTTGTAAAGAATTTGTCGTATGGCAGTCTGAAATTCTGGGCACTTGCGGTTATGAACGTTTTTAACATATTCACATCCGCCTTCCTGAACATTGACGACAATTCTGGGTACTCGTAAATCCACGACTCGTAAGCCCTGCGTACCGACTCTTTCGATTTCAGGTCTATTGTCGAATCCCCGAAGCTGTTAGTCCCTATTGACAATTTCTTTGCGAGTGTGGACTTGCCGTTTCCCTGCTTTGCACTGAAAAGGATAAGCATGAAATTTCTTTGCACGTCTGTCGATTCCCCCTTGTTGAATACCAGTGCCGCACCCTGTCTGAGCCACAGCCTGAATTTCCACATGTCGGAATCGTCAAAGCATAGGCTCCTTTTTATCTGCGTCAATCGCGACTTGCCGTCCCACTTTTCGTTGTTAAAGAATTCTAGCACATTATCTTTGTATACGGCATTTGCTTTTATCAAATCCGAGATGAAGGTTTTCGTCAGGTACTTTGAGTTGAATCTCATATCCTGTGCAAGGCGGACAACATCAAGGTAAAGGGAATCTGCGTCCTTCACAATTTTGCCGTCCTTCCTCACAACCACATCATGCGTCCAGTTGTCAATCTCCATCTGGATCTTAAGTGTCTTGAGGGCAGACGTGATGACATCCACGTCATTGTATTCCTGTGACATTTATCAATCTCCTTATGAATATAGTTCCGATGCCTCGTAGAATCTGCGTGACGGATTTTTTATAATAGCATCAGCGTCATGAACCAGAAATCTCGCCTGCTTCATAAGGCATCCGCACCTGTCAATCTGAATGCCGAACACTGCCAGTCGCTTCTCAATTTCGTCACAGACCGCTTCGGAAAACTCCCTGTACTTTGACACGGTTTCTCCAATCGCGGCTAGTGCCCAGAAATTTCCGTTCGTGAAACTGTCGCACACACAGATAATTTCCGGCATACATGACACGGTGTCTCTGATTCTTTTTGCCTTTATCAAATCCACGCCCTGCTTTATCAAATCAAAGTCAAGCATTGTCAATCTGTTTGGAACGCGGAACTCCGAAAACACGTGAAAGTTCGGATAAATCACAGGAAGGCTTGTTTTCTGTTTGTTTTCCCTTGCGTAATTCGTTTGACGTTCAAGGGATCTGGCACTTCTTTTTTTGCCCTGAATAAGGCGGAACGTATCCCATAATGTGGTTTCGCCGTCATAGAATTTTTGATATATAGAATTCTTGTAAACAAATCGCGTGTCTGCGTATCCGGAAATCTCATCTTCCGGAATCGGCTGCACCCTTATCTTTACCTTTTTGTCATGCTCCCTGCCGCCCTCTGCCAATTCTCCTTCGTAGCCGAACACGTCCTCGTATGTCTTGCCAATTTTCATCAGCCATATTGCCCTGTCTCGCTCTATCTGCTTGTAAAGAGCCATGAATCCGAACCGCGTCTTGTGCATAAGCTCTTTTAACGCATCCTTCAGAGACAATTTGCTAGCAGAAAACGGGGCTGTGTGATCGTTGAAAATCATAATCACGCCAGAACGGTAAATGTAACCTCCGAACGTTGAAGATCCTATCGGCTTGAATTTGACAACATTATTGCTCTCTATTGTCGGTACCTTGAATTGCCCTAGCATCAAAGCTATTGTCCTGCATACCGTCATTTCGTTGAAACCGCCGAATCCGTTCTTCACCGTTTCGTAATAATTCTTCTCTCCCATCACATCGCCCCCTTGAAGCATCCCTTGCAGAATCTGCAATAAGGGTTCTCATGGAAGCACTCAGGAATCTCTTCATCAGCACAGTCATGTTCCCTGTATTTCTCGTAAAGCTCTGCTACCTCGCGAATCCTTTTTTCTGCGTAATCCAGTTCACTGTTCGAAATCGTTACATGGCTAACCGTTCCTCCCTGCCCGATCCCAAGCACATATTCCCAATCACCGAGTTCCTTAATGTGGTTTAATAGCTTTTCTCTTACTAACATAGCATAGCATTTGAGCTGCCATGAATTCGGGCTTACCGGATGCTTGCCCGTTTTCAAATCCATAACCCAGACGTTCTTTGCTTTTTCGTTAATATACAGAATGTCGATTGAACCGCCGAATCTTAAGTTCTTGTTAGGAATCCCCAATGTGTCCGATAGCAGGAATACTTCTGACTGCACATTGTCCCAGTCAAAGAATCCTGCACAAGCCCTTATAAGTGCCCTCGCGGAATTCACGCCGTCCTTTGATAGCCATTTTCTGTTTCCTTCGAATACTCCCCAACGAATCCTATCCAGAAGGTCGAAACTATTTGTAGTCTTTAACAGGTTAATCACTCTGCTCATGAAGTGGTGCGTAATCGTTCCGCGAATCGCTGGCTCATTGGATCCCTTCCACTGCGTTGCCCTTGCAAGGTATGCAGGGCAAATCGCCCAGCCATTTGATTTTGAAGGCGAGAAAAAGCAATGCACCGCATTGTTCGAATCCTCCTTTGCCTTGAAAATCTCGTCAATTATCGGATCGTCTTCGTCAATTCCAAGCTCTTCCTGAGCGTCCCTTGCAATGGACTCGTAAATCTCTTCGTCACCGTACATCTCAAATCTCCTTTCAGACAAAACAGACGTCCCATCCTGCCCTCAGCAATCTGGTTGTTACGTCTGTCGGCCTTGTGGCCACAAAGTAGTGTTGTTCTAAATTGCACAGCCATGGGAATCTCCTGTCGTCCGTGGTGAACAATTTCAAGGCGAACAAACTTCTGGCATCCTCTACCGTGCCAATTTTCTCTCTGTAGAATTTGCTTACGCGGTAAATATCGTTGCCGTCACACGATTTCACGCCATACGCAATCCCGCATAAGCTCTTTTGTGGCATTGAATTTAATCTCTTCAATGCCTTCATGAACTGTGTTTCAGATCCACATAATCTGTTAAGAATCTTATTCTTTGACAACAGTTCCATGAAATCCGCCTGCTCTTTTGAAGCGGACAGGGTTTCGTTCCTTTTTAATTCAATGAACATGAAGGAAGAATCCCCTACAATAAACAAGTCCGGAACGCCTTTTCGCATTCCCAATGCCCTGCGTTCGGCGGTTCCGGACTCGTTCCTAATATGCAGGCATCTTAAATCGTACCTGCCACAAATTTCTAAGCATCTGTCTTGTAATTCTTTTTCTGTCATAATCACGCTCCATTGGCTTAGTTAAATGGAGCGTGAATCGTATATTATCTAAGTGCCTCGTGCAAGTTGAATTGCGAGCCCTTGAATTCTTCAAGGGTCTTTATATTTACGCCATTCAGATAAAATATAACAGTATGTGACTTGTAAATCTTTGTGGCACTCGCTCTTATCGCGATGTTTGCAATCGAGCCCTTTCCTATCTTTAATTCCGGATCGCACGGTTCACCGTCCACTTCTGTAAGCTCGCGGAAATCCTTCGAACTGCGGAATGTGTATGTAACTTCCCCGTCTTTGCCCGTGTAAATGGAATCTGAGAATTCCGGAATGTCGTCCTGATCAATTCCGTTTTCGTTACAATACCACATTATTGCAGCTTCTTTTGCCGCTTCCATCAATTTGACGTGCTTGTCGCTCAATTTGACCGTGATGCAGAATTTCGGCTCATACTGTGAATTTGAAGAAACCTTTCTGTATGACCAAAACTTAATCTCAACGCCTTTCAGAATCACGTTGGAGCCGTTCACCTTGAGATCGTCAATCTGCTCGGAAGTGGCTTTTTTCGTTTCGGATACTTTTTTTGCTACTTTTTTGAATCCCATTTTAAATTCTCCTTACTTGTTTGCTGCTTTGTAAATCAGTTGAACGAACGCATTCTTCAATGCTTTTCTTACCTTCATGTTCAATCCCTTGTAGAGCGGTTCGGCGTCAGCAGGAACGCGGATCTGAATCTGATACGATGCCGTAGTTTTTGACGCTTCACTTAATAGCTCTTTTGTCTCATCCTCAATATCGAGGACAATCTCTTCATTATCGGTTTCAATTTCCTGGCATGCCTCCTCCTTAATCTCCGGCTTAGCTTTCGCCTTTACCTTCTTTTTGGAATCTCCCATCTCAGCCGCGAGCTTTGGCTTTACGGAATCTTCGGTTTCTTCCAATTTTGACTTCTTGACAAATTTCTTAACCATGGTGTAATCTCCCTAACGTAAAAGGTTTGTAACCCTAGCACTATGCTAGATGAAGTTTATGTAACACACTTCACATGGAAATGCAAGTCTTTTTTATCTTTTTTCTGTATCATTATATATAGGGTCTAAACCATGAAAGTCATTAAGTTACCCCCGAAACACATCGGATTACTAAGCAGACCACCGATTTCGTTTATCGGCAATAAGGCAAACCGCAGGACGGAAATTCTGTCTCTTATCAAGAATCTATTCAGAGAGATTCCGTCAATACAGAACCACGTGTTTGATCCGTTTGCCGGATCCTTTTACCTCTCACACGTTGTACAGGTCGCCGCTCAGGAGATTGGCCGTGAGATCGTGTCACACATTAACGATTATGACAACATTGTCGAAGTGTTCAGCAAGGATTTCAGGGAACACGCGATTAATGTGGTGCAGATCGTGGAGAGCTGCGGGCTTGCACGCGAGCAACGCCTTCCTCCAGAAGCCTGCCAGAGGATTGACGACTACATTAACGCAAACTGCCCTCAGTACGACAAGTGGTTCCAGAAATTCCTTACAATGTATGGCGGAAATCGTGAGTACAGATGCCGATTGACCAGCGGCACTCCGTTTGTGAAATCACAGATACAGATTTCGTCCTACGTTCCGAATTCTCTTATCTACGAGACACACATTGATTACAGGGATTTTGTAAAAATCGCGATCAAGAAATCTGGCATAGATCCGAACAAGCCCTCGCTTTGGCTATGTGATCCGCCTTATGCGACATACAAGAATTCCAAAATCATGTACGGTGACGGATGTCGTCCGGCGGAATTCTCAAAGCGTGGGATTGCCGAGGACATACTTTCGGAATGCCCTTCGGCTTACGTAATTACATTCGGTTACGAGAGGAATTTTGACATGGAAGATTCCGACAATCTCCACTACGAGGAGCTTAACGAATTCTTTGCCGCACTGAAGGGGCTCACAGTGAATTCAAGGCCTGAGTACATACATTTGTGGTACAAGGGTAAGTTCAAACTTCTAGCTAACAAAATTGTGGAGATTCCAATATCGGATCATCGCACAGGCAAGAAATCGTGGAGGGGCGAACACGAGCCCAATTTCAAATATGATGAAAATTACGGGTGTTTTTGACAAGCCCATTTTATTAACTAACATGCAGATTGTGCGTGGCAGCATTTCAGGAGGAACTTATGGCAGATCAGCAACAGGAAATTTTGCAACCAGAGAATCAGCAGGATCCAGAGAGTCAGCAGGATTCCGAGATTCAGCAGGATTCTGAGAATCAACCCGAACAGGAGAGTCAGGATTCGCAACCCGAACAGGATTCTCCAAAACCCGCAAAGCAGAGCCGCAAGGACAGGATTGCAGAGCTTGAAGACAAGATCGCCAGAATAGAAGCGGCTCAGTCTATCGCAAACCTTAATGTGGTCGATGCGGAAGTCGTAACGGATTTGCTACTTAAGGGATATACGGTCGCTCAGCTTCAGAAGTCAAAACCCTATCTGTTCCGTGGATCGCAGGCTCCGGCGATTAAGCAGCCGCAGAAAATTGTAACGCCCGCAGTCCCGCCTAAAACGGAACAGAAGGAAAAATCTGTATCTTTTGTGGATTTGCTGGCAAACAGATTCAAAAGCCAATTCTTTAAGGAGGATTAGACATGTCTTTGAAATACACAGGACAGCTTGTTAATGGCACAGAGGTGTTCGCGGTCGGTGCGGGAATTATCACCACGACTTACAACGCCATGAAACACGATTCCCACGCCGTTGTAAAGAGTGACGGTACGCGGAATCTTTACATCATTCCCGCAGGAACTCCCGTTCCCGCAAATGACGCTACTGCGATCGGCATCGTGTTCGAGAATTGGGACGTCACGGATTCCGGCGGCCCGATTCCTATCGCATTACGCGGCACGATTAACGAAAAGTACGCACCTGTTACTTACACAGCCGCGTGCAAAAACGCATTACGGAATTTCACATTCTTAAATTCCGAGTCACCAGTTTCCCCGATTTCTGTGGCGGTTGCACCTACTGTAGAGCTTGCGGATTATGTTTTCGCCACCGGCATCTCGCTTACGGCAACGCTTACAGGCGGCACATATTCGGATTCTGCGGCAGACCGTGACAACTGGATTATTTCTCTTCCGGCAGGCTGGGTCGTTACTGGCATCACCCGCACAAGCTCGACAGTATGCACGATCGCAATTTCAGCCACATCAGAGGGGCTCGTTCCCACCGGTTCAGAGAGATTCGAGGTCGGCATTGTGGCAGACGCGATTGCGTCCGGCGACAGCGTTCCAGGCCAGACTGGATCGTTCTGGGCGGAACCTAGCGAAGATGAAGACGAAGATCAGGGCGGCGAGTCCTAATAACACAAAGGAGATTTATCATGGCAACATTAGCAGATTTTTTTAATGCAAAAAATATTGTCGGATTGTGGGAGCAGGTCAAAGGCGAATTCGCGAAACCTCTCGCAAAGTGGTTCCCATACCAGAATACAAACGATGTTGACATCACGCTTGCTTACGGTTACGAGAAACAGAACGTGTCCCTCGATTTGTGTGCCTACGACACAAACGCGAGAGTACGCGGATTGATGCCTTCCGTTTCATCCAAGCATGAGATTCCGTTTTTCAAGAATTCCGTTCTCTTCACAGAAAAAGACCGCCGCGAAGCACTTCGTGCTATCAAGCTGTCAGGATCTGATGAAGCGATTGCCAATGCCCTCGGCAATCACATGAAAAATGTTGTGGACATTCTGTTAAACGGTGCGGATGTCGTTGGCGAGCGTTACAGGGCTCAGCTATTGCAGCACGGAGCGATTTCGGTATCAAGCCCGAAGTCCCATGTTTCTCCCTCAGCCACCTCCATCAATTACGATGTTCGCGGATTGTGGCGTCAGAACAATGTTGGCGTGTGGACTAACCGTCCGTCAAGCGGCACTTCCGACATTCTGAAGGATTTTGTCGGCATTATGTCGGCATACACCAAGAAGAATGGCACGACACCCTGCACGTTCATTATGAACGGTTCAACCTACATCTCGATTTGCAACGATCCAAAGATTGACTCGATGCTCCAGAAACTGAATTACACAAAGACGGTCGAGGAGATTATCAGTAACCGAGTCCGCGTCCCCGTATCGTTCCTCGTACACAACGGCACATACAAGCCTGACGTTGACGAGGCCGAATTGCCGTACTGGGAAGAGGATGTCATCTCGATTGTTCCTAACATCACGCTCGGTCACGTCCTCTGTGGATTGACTCCTACACAGTATGATGAGCTTTACAGCGAGGCTAAACGTGACGTTAAGTCGTCTTCGGAGAATTTCTGCATCCAGTGCCTGCACCGCGATGACCCTGTCCAGACTGAAGCGATTGGCAGCGTCTGCATGTTGCCGCAGTTTGACGCTATGGACAAGTGCTTCGTGATTCGCCCGTAAGGATCGGATCGATCCTTCACCAACACCAAAAGCCGGATTCACAAGATCCGGCTTTTTTTGATTACCTTAATGTGGTGTTCACGCCGCTTTCGAATTAAATTCGGAATACAAATCGATTGTCATCGAATTTAATTCGGTTTTCGTCCTGTAGAACTTTTCAGAAACCTTTTTAGGATTTTCTGATCTGCAAAAATGAAAATAGTTTATAGTAGGGTATAGGCGAAAAGACCTAGGTTTTATGCGGGTTTGCGAGACCGAGATCCTTGTTATAAAAATCTTAGTAACAGATGTGGCCATCTGGTGTAACAAATTTGGCCATCTCGCCACTATATGTTACTTACTAACACTCGAATTTTATTCGGGTAAAGGAGACCGTAATGTGGATTTATGCGATTGTTTGCACGCTTCATTTGCAATGCCCCTCAACGAACGGTATTGTGGAGATTGTGGGCACAGGCGGCGAGCCTCTTTACCAGTGCTTTGATGGAAAGATTGTCTGCCCGTCCGTTACCGGCCCGTTCGACAATGCCACTGTTATCGTGGCGGATTCAGAGGAGCTTGAGGAGAGATATGGCGGCGAACAGAAGTGAAGTTTTAGAACTGGCAAGAATCCGATCCGGCCTTATGGACACATCGCCGGAGATTAACAACAGCGTCATGGAGATTGCGGTTGACGAGGCTCAGGAGATAATACTCAACTACATTAACCGCGATGAAATTCCGAACGCCTGCAAGATGATATGGACGGCGGTCGCTTCCGACATATACCGCTACAGCATAAAGGATTTCAGCCTTGAGCCGCAGGATTCGGACACGGATATAGACCTTATGAAAAACGTTAGCGAGATTCGCATTGACGATGCGGTTGTCCGTGACGAGGTCACGTCTGGCAAGTACACTGCGGACGCAATTTCCTCAAAGACAAAGAAAGAAGTTGATTTCCTGAAGAATTACAGGGAGCGGCTGCACAGATTCCGGCTTATCCCGTGGCGGAAGTACACGGATTAATCTGAACAGATTCGTTATGCCGCCTATGTTGAAGGAGATTCGTTGCCGTTTCATTTAATGGAGATTCGTTATGCCGTTTCATTACAACTTTTCCGGCTTATATAAGAAGATTCGACCGCTGATGAAACACACCGTTGATGTGTACAGGGCGGAGACAGTCACGGATCAGGATGGGATTTCAAGCGAGTCATGGAAGAGGATTTACTCTGGGGTTGAAGCCTACATTACGCAGGACATCCGGGCACCCTACATGGCGATTAACAACGATGACACGCTCAAAGTTTCGTCATTTTACAACGTACACGTTAAATACGACATTATGATACGCACTGGCGACTGGGTAGAGGGATTCGGAATCGGAGGAGTCAGGGTCGCTCACGGATTCTGCGGAGAGGTGCGATACGGCACCTTGCTGAACAGGGCATTGATAAACAAGGACGATACGAAGTCACAGAACCCGCCGTTTCCGTCATTTGTGGAATTGGGGCAGAATTCACAGTCACAGTCACCGCAGGAGCAGAATTCATGACAAAGAAAAGCACGCTGAAATATAACGACGAGATTTCAAAGATTCGTGCGGCAATCCGAAGGGAAAAGCTGGACTACATTAAGGCGTGCGAAGAGGACGTCAAGAAATTGCTCGCCGACAGCAGCCCTTCGGATACAGGCCGCTTGAAGAGCAGTTGGTCTACTTCGATTACTGGAAAATCAAAATTGGCAGGAAACTCTAAATCCGCGTTGTCACAGTCACGCCCGATTTCACTTAAGATAGAGATTTCCTCGCGTGCCAGACACGCCCCGATGCAGATGTTCGGGTGGAAAAGCCGTGGAGGGCAATTGCTCACCGGAAGGAAACGCGGCGGAAAGTGGGACATTGTGCAGGCATCCAGAGCGATTTTCACGCCGGCAGTAAAGGGGAAAAACGACAGAAAGAAATTTAACCCCTTTTCTTATCATTCGTTCATAACCGGCCCGGGAACTCACAAGCCAAACGGGGATCTGGCCTGGGAGAATATAGCCCCTAAGATAGACGAAATCTTTGCAAGAAATTCTGAAAAGTGCAAATACATAAGGTACTCTGGGCACTTCGACACTGGGGCGATAAGGTCGAGAAATTACGTAAGGGCGAGAATTGAAAAATGGATGTTGGGCAAGATTGACAAGTCCGCGTTAGATAGCAAGGCCACAAAGACTAAGGTCAGCGGGAAGTGGATTGAGCTTTAATATTTGGAACTCGGAACTTCAAGAGGGCAGAAATTATGAGAGACACAATAAAACTTATAGCGAAGCAGATTCATGCAATGCTGCCGGAACACCGCATCGCGATAACCAGATTCAATTCGGAGTACAAGTACGGCCAGCTTTATCTTGGCGAGCTTGACAGGAGCATCACGCGGGATCTGATGAGAAGGACTTTCGCGAAACGTAACTTCGCGATTGTGTTTTCTCAGAACCCTGCGGCGGATCAGGCGGAAGCACGGGAGGAATTTGAAACGGTGTGCCGAAAGATAGAGGATTGTGCCCTTCAGCAGACATTCCCTATATGGCACAAGCTATTCTGTGATGTGTACGAAACAACATTAGTGGTGACGTTTCAGGTCTGGGAGCGATACGAGTACAAGACGGAACCAGAGCCTGTTATGGAAGAGCTTGTCACAGATTTGCCTTATGTTTATTACGATTGGGAAGAAGAGGAACCAGAAGAACAGAATTTGACAAACAGCTAAACTGTCCTAATTTGTAAGCGTGCCGCCACGCATAAAACAACATTAACGAACAGAATAGGGAGATTTCACATGGCAGGTGGAAGTTTTTTATTTGAAAACAAGATTCGGCCAGGCTGCTATATTCAGCTTAAGGGTGTTCCTTCAGCTCAGTCCAGCATGAGCGAGAGAGGGATTGCGGTAATTCTTATGAACGCCGACAGCGGCGGCCTGCTTACCGAATTGAGTGCTAATGATATTCTTACGGGAGCCTGCACGAAGGCAGGATTTCCCATTTCCATGTTCACGGATACGAAGAATCCTCTAAACTATCTCTATCCTTATGTGAACAAGATTTTTATTGGCCGTCTCAATTACGGCGGAAACACCGCGTCCGCAAACGTGATTATGGACGATGACGATCCTTTGCTTTCGGCATCAGCGAGATTCCCAGGAACCTTCGGGAATTCCATCACTATCTCGATTGTCGCAGAGCAGACCGGACAGGGCAAGTATCGCGGCGTGGGATTCTTTGTCCGCACTGCCGTCAATAATGTCGTTGTGGACGAGCAGAACATTAAATTGCCTGCGGATTTGGTTGACAACGATTACGTTACGTTTACCAAAGCAACTGCACTTACGGCATTCTCTGCGGTAGCGTCTGTATCTCTCACAGGCGGAACTAACGGCACGGAATCCGACACGAACCTTGGCAAGATTCTTGGCCGTCTCACCGGATTGCAGTGGAACACGATTGCGTACTGCGGAAACGATACGAACCGCAATCTCGTTGTTACTTACATTCGCAACCTCAGGGAGAACAAGGGCAAATACCGTCAGGCCGTCATTTACAACAAGTCAGATGCGGATTACGAGGGCGTTATATCGACATTCCAGGCATTCGCTGTGGATGATGATGACATAGATTTCCTCTCTACCGAGAATGCAGACACGACAAAAGAGGCACAGCGTCAGGCGGCATTACACCTCCGCCAGATGTTCGCGGTCTCCTATGTGGCAGGAATTACGGCTGGAGCGGATGTCAACATCAGCAACACCTACAGGCTTGCACCCGCGAATGTCATCGGGCTTGTGCCGGATCACGAGGAAGACGAGGATGTCGAGGGCGACCTTCGTGCAGGATTGCTCACATTCACGAGGAATTCAGAATCGCAGATTGTTGTCGAGAAGGATATTAACACACTCCACACTTACGATATGCGGCGTACACGCCCATTCTCCAAGAACCGCGTGATTCGCTGTCTGGATGAAATGAGCAATACGAAGACATTGGTGTGGGAGAGATCCTTCATTGGCAAGATTGACAACAACGAAACTGGCCGCAACCTGTTCAAGGCACAGGTGCTTCGCATCATTGACGACCTTGTCTCGATTGGTGCTGTAAGCAGCGGAGAGATTGAAGTCGTTGTCGAGCAGGGTGACACTCCGGATTCCGTTCGTTCATACGAACAGCTGCGTCCGATTGATGCTATGGAAATTCTTTATAGCTATGTAACAGTTTTAGGATAACGGAGGTAGATTATGGCAGAGTTTAATTTACTGTCTCAGGATGTGTTCAATTCGAACCTGGGCACATTATGGATGGTGTCTCCGAATGGGAATCAGAGGAAAATGGCGGACTGCCGCAACATTACGGCACGCCTTGATGTGGCTGTGGAGGAATTCCGCTGCATTGGCGAGATGATGCACAGGCACAAAGGCGTTGGCGTCCGTGGCAGCGGAAGCATGAACATCTACACGGGAACCCCGGAATTCCTCAAATTCCTTAACGAGTTCCTTCATAACAAAATAAATTACAGATTCCAGATTTACTGCGAGATTCGCGATCCGGAAGCAGAAGAGAACCGTGGCACCCGCGTGATTCAGCTCACAGACGTGCTTTTGCACGGGGCACAGCTTTTCAAGCTCGATACTGAGGACGGGATTCTTGACGAGGACATTGAGTTCGATTTCGACAACTTCAAAGAGATTACGAACTTCAACGAGCCCACGAACGACCCGAACATAGAGCAGCTAGCGCTCACATACGTCTAGTCCGATTGCCCGCCAAACGGCGGGCTTTTTTAATTGACACAACATTATAGGCTAGAATATAACGTGCAACGCGGAGCATTACAAACCACATTAAGGAGGCAGATTATGATTTCATCCCTTGAGGAATTGCTATCTAAGAAAAAAGTAGATTCCCGCGAAATTCTTAAGGACGAGCTTTATCTCGACCGTCTGGGCACAAAGATTGAGATTTCCTTCAGACGCCTTAGCTATGAGCGTTACAAATTCTACAGAAAACAGGCGATGGATCTGAAGAAGGCCACGTTCGACATGGACAAGTACAGAATGAATATCATCCTGAGCTGTCTTGTCGATCCGGATTTGAGCAAGGGCGAATTCCTGAAAAGCCTTGCTTACGAAGGCGAAGATCCCTCAACGATTAACCCAGAGATCGCGATTTCAAGAGTATTTCTCGCAGGAGAAATTGTCGACATTGCGGATCTTATCCTGAAGAACAGCGGGTTCAAGACAGATCCTTTTCGAGACGACTCACAAGAGGGCGAGGGAGATTCTGAGGAGTAATAGTCAGGATGTTGACATGGTAATCGCCAGATTTATGTTTGAGAAATTCGGCACGTTACCAGAAGACGTTTTGGAAATGGACGATTACAACAAAGGGATCATCTGGGCGTTTCTCGAGCAGATTTCAGAAGAGCATGAGAAACGCCTCAAAGAGATTAAATCGAATAGCAGACGTACACGCGGTTATAAGTCGTGCAGAGTGGATTGACCAGGCAAGCGAGATGACACAGGCTCGCTTGCCAAAGTGAGATTTAAGTGAGATTTAAGTGATATTCCGGCTTAGTTCAGTGGCAGAACAAACTTAATGTGAACCATGGCGTGAGACATTGGTTCGATTCCGATAGCCGGTGGATTCCGGCTTAGTTCAGTGGCAGAACAAACTTAATGTGAACCATGGCGTGAGACATCGGTTCGATTCCGATAGCCGGGGAGTTACAGCCCAAATCGACATTACAGCCCAAATCGACATTATGGCCTTTTTATTGTATCCTCAGATTGCGTCATTACATAACGGAGGATACCGCCATGGCCAAAATAATTGAAGGTGACATCGTAATTGAGGACAGTGCGAGTAAAGGGCTTACTGCGGCAGAGAAGGCTTGCAAGGCTTTATACAAGCAATTGTCGGCTACGATTAAAAAGATTCCGGAACTTGAGGCACAACTGGAATCCTTGTCAAGAAAACGTAACAAGGACGATGCCGCATATAAAGCACAGGTCAAAGAGATTAACAGGCAGCTTGAGATTGCGGCAAAAGCACAGGACAGGGCAGATAAGGCCGGATCTAAACTTGCCAATGCCAAGATTCGGGCTGGAGAGGAAGATCTAAGGCTTAGAAGGAAGATTGCGGACAGACAGCACGCCGAAGAGATTAGCAGCAAAAAGGCAGCAAGAGATCGCCGGTATGAACGGCAGAGAGAAGCCGCAGAGATTGAACGTCTCAATCTTAAGGAAGAGAATTCTCGCAAGGCATCAGAGAGAAGGATTACCGAGCGGACGGTAGCCGAAGAATTGTCGAGAAAAAAAGCAACAAGAGACAGGCTTGCGGAACGGCAGAAGGCCGAGCAGAGATTACAGCAGATTCGTGAACGCGGTGCCTTAAGATCCAGCATAATGTCGCAATACACGCGGGAGATTGCGGAAAGGGGCAGAATGCGGACTGCGGAACTCGAACTTAACCGTAATGCGGTCAATGCCGAGTGGGAGAGACGCAGGGTTTTAAGGGAGCAGGGAGATTCTGTGGCACACCGCAGGAAACTGGAGCTGTTAGCAGGGGCAAGGGAATTGGAGGAACTTCGCGGCACTAGGACGCTCAGACAGAGGGATGCCATGGATGCGGCAGAACTTGCCCGTATGGAAGCATCTATCAGCCGTGCAATATCGAATGCCGCTTCGAAATTCGGGCCAGGATTTGTCGGTCGCGGCCTTCACGAATTCGGAGGGAGAAGCCTTACTCAGGCGATTGTGTCAGCAAGGCAGATTGACGACAAGCGGGAATTGATAAAAGAACTGCAAAAGATTCGTGATGTAGTTCAGAAGAGATTGGAAGCGAATCCGTGGAAGAGATCTATGATGGAGAGAGCGGATCGCGGCAGTGGCGGATTCATGTCAAGACTTTATGGCGGATTATCGAAATTCGACAGCTTTTCAGACGCACTTTCATCACCCTCTGCCCTCAAAGATGTGATATTCAACGCGTTTGGCAACGGAATTTTCGGGCGTATGGGAAAAGGCATCATCGGGGCAATTGGCGGAAATGCGATTGGCGGCATGATAGGCGGCACAGGCGGATCGGTTGCCGGATCTCTGATTGGCGGCGGTGCGGCAGGCGGTGCTATCGGGATTGCAATGGCCGCCGTGGTCATGGCAGTAAAAGCCGCCGCTAACAAGGTTGTGGATTACGTCCGCGAAACGAAGGAGATTATCGAACGGTGGTCTTCTGAGAGAGCGTCAGAAAGCACCGGATTGCGTAAGAAAATGCAGATGTCAAACGAGATGTTTGGTATCGGTAATCCGCGTGATGTTACAGAGATAGATAGACAGATTTACGGATTGCGAAGGAAAGAACTCGAATATTACCGTAATGGTGCGTCTGGCCGCACGATAACGTCATCCGCGATTGACTGGCTGCACCTTTTGGGAACTTCTCAAACGGGCGGAACGTTCGCGAACAGGGAAGCCGCATTCAGATTCAGTGAAGCCTTGTCGAATTTGTCGAAGGCAAACAACCTCAGTGCGGCAGAAGCGGAGACGGTCAGATACCAAGGTATGCAGATTTTATCTAAGGGATATGCGGACATCCTCGACATTAAGCCGCTTTTGAATTCGGCACCAGGATTTGTTAGAGAAATTCTTGCACAGACTGGAATGACCAGAGCGGAATTCCTGAAGTCATCATCGAATCCTGATATGAGCCAGAGATTTACAGCAGAGAAATTCTTAGCAGCAGTCGAGGGCGTGGCGGATTACTATCGAATCTTCAATGAACGAGCCACATCAAGGACTCCTGAACAGCAGAAGGAGGCCGCAGAAGCGATTGTCGGAATGTCGTCAGTACTCGAAGAGAAGGAGAAGAAATTGGCAGCGGAAGCCAACATTGAGGTGGCAAAAGCCGAAGCCACAGCTGAATTCAGTTCTGCGATTCAAGAGTCATGGTACAAGATGTGGAGCGACACAAATGACGCACAGGACGGCGTTAATGAGAAAGTCAGATTCGAGATGAAGATGGTGAAGGTGATTTCTGCGGTAATGGGAATTACACTAAGCACGGTTGTAGCAATTAAGAACATCATAGATTTGATATGGGACGCGTTAATGTTCCTAGTGGACAATCTTGTTACAGGATTTAAGCTATTTGTTGACGAAATGTGGTACTTGCTCAAGAAAGGCTTATCTGGGCTTATAGACTTATTGCCGGAAAATTCCTTTACAAAAGAAATAAAACAATTCGGCAGGGACATAGATCCTGATAGTCCGCGTGAGTGGAAGAAATTTATGTATGAACATCTGATAGATGACAAGACTGAGGATCTTTACAAAGTAATGAAATCACTTGTAGAAGGGACTGCGGCCACTGGCAGATTCTCAAAGCAGGGGCAAGTGCTTACGAAATCGGCACTTGACGGTATGCTTCTTAGCTTGTTTCCGATTGTGGGTGCCGCCGATGACTGGATTTATAAAGGAGAGACTGCCGCAGAAAGGGAAGAGAGTAAACGTGTCGGCAGGATTATTGACCTTTCACAATTCGAGAGCTTCATAAATTATGGATTTGAGCAGGCGGTAAAGGAAGGCAGGATTGAGCGACAGTCCGTGGCGAATGCAATGCGTACATTCGCGACAGCTACCGGCACGAAACTTGGTAACTATGCTAGAGATAAATATCGGGAGAGACTGGCTAGCGAAGGGCTTTTCGGATACAGTGATATAAGCCGTCAGGCCAAAGGTGAATTGGACGATTTCCTTAGTGTTATAAATCGGAGTGTATCCGCATACAAAAGTGCCGGAGCAGCCCTTGAAAAGACACAGAACCCAATGGTCGACAAGCAGATTGCTGACAACACTAAGGAAATTGCACAGAATACTGGCAAGACAGCTGCGGCGGTTTCTGAGAAAATTGTCGACATTCTGAAGGAGATTGCAGGAGTTACTGTTATCAACAAGCAGACTATGGTAAGGCCGGATCTTGTGTTCAACTTCGGATCTTACGGCAGGAGCGGTTCCGGAGAGCTTCCGAATTACATTGGCAACGGTGAGATTTCGGCAGGGCCAGCGTTTACGAAGGAACAATTGGAGCAATTGTCGAAATGGACTAAGAACGCGATTGACAGACTGTTCGGCAGGGGCGGAGCCAATGTGGATTCGTCTGTCGAGATTTATAACGGGGAGGCAAGATAATGAGTGAGATTAAATCTGTCTACATTGGCGAGAAGCCGATTAGCGTAACGAAGGCCGGAGGAGGGGACTGGCCGGATTCGCTGGAGAACGGGAATTATCCTGTGCTAACAGAATTGTACGATGACTTTCTCGCCGAGGAGAATTCGAGAGTTCAGCTCGTATTCAAGAAGCTAGGAATATTCTCATTCGGTGGATTCGGTGCAAGTGCCGATACGGAGGGAGGAGCCCCGATGTTCAGCGATGACGGCGGAGATCCGAACTTCAAGCCGGAAGAGATTCAGGACGATCAGCTCGAGAAGTACCTCGTGATACCAATTAACCCTGCCGATATACAGGTAAACTACAGCATTGACGTTACAAATTATAAGACAATCTTTTTCTCGGAGATCGCCTCGATAACTGGAATAAAGCTGCGGAGATTCACGATCTCGTCATTCTTCCCATACAGGGTGGGAAGCGACATTAAGTCCTTCCGCACAGGAAGGATTTACGAGCCGAAGAATTACATAGACTGGATCACGGAGTGCATGGACAACAGGGTCATTCTGGCCTTCAAGGCGTTCGGCGATTTGGCCAGACCGCTCCCCATAATGTCGTGTTTTATCGAATCGTTTACAACAAAATTGATGGCAAACGGCGAAGTGCAGTACTCTCTTGGGATCTGCGAGTACATAGATTACAGGCAGAATGTGGATTCCAGAATGTTCGTCATGGACGGTGACAGGATTATCGTAAGCGAGAAGGAGAATTCGAGGAAGGACGAACGGATTGGCATCGGAAGCCTCGTCAGGGTCACTAAGCCGCCGATTTATTCGTCCTTTGTAAAGAATCACCCGATTACGAATGAAGACGTTACTAAGAAAATCTTTAACAAATCACCTACACAGATTGCCAAAAGCCTGCTCAAACGAAAGTCTGTAACCCTGCAATGGGGCAACATTAGCGAGTTCGTTGAGGACGAGGGTACTGGATTGCTTATGAACAAAGATTTGATACGCTACATTATCGAATTCTTTGTGTCGAACCTTCAAACCGTAGATCCCTCGGAGATCTGGATGGTAATCGGAGGGGATTACTTCACCAACACCGCAAAGGTTACGGACATGATGATAGGATCCTCGCTTTTGGATCACGTGTTTCAGCTCGGAACTTACATTGACGCGTTTGACAAATTCTCGCTTGTTGACGCGTACAGCATTAAGATAAAGTCCATGAAGGACGGAAGGATTGGCTGGGTCAGCATGGCTCAGCTCGTGAAAGTGGATCTGGGGGTTCCTCTATGATTACAAGAACTAAGATTGACATAGCCACAGTCTCGGACGGCAAAATGCACAGCGTTGAATCGGTATGCCTTAATGTCGCCATGTACCAGTCGTGCAATTCCACGGACAACCGCGTTGAATTCGACATGATGGACGTGCCGGACATTAACTGCCGATTCGGTGATGCGGTCAGGGTAAGTCTCGATTCGGAGATCGTGTTCATCGGCAAGCTGTTCGAGATTTCGAGAACTTCTAACATATTCACACGACATTACGTATTCTATGACGAATCCTTCTACCTGCGTAATGTCATTACGTACTCACTGCCGAAGAAAGGATTGATGAAGGACATACTCACATCAATGCTAAGCAGATACCAGATTTCTGTAGGGAGATTTGATGACAACGGGGAAGAAGTCGACAATCTCAAATTCAAGGTTGTTTCTATCATAGACGCCTTCAAGGAGATTTCGGACTACGTTTCGTACATGTACCAAAAGATGTACGTGTTCCGCTCAAAAGGCGGCTATCTGGAATTTGTTGACATAGAAAAAGCGGAGACGAGGGGATTCCGTAACGCCTACCCGCTTGTGCTTGATTTCACCAACGAGGAGGAAATTTCCTCACAGACTTACAACGAATTCATCTTTTACAAAGCTGACGAAAAGCCGAAGGAATCCTCTGCCGAACCAAAGAAGGCGGCAGACATTAAGGAGACGAAGGTCGAATCTGCCGAGGATCAGCTTGAGAATTCCGAAGAACAGAAAAAGCCTGCCGCAAAGAAACCGAAGCGTACAAAAGAATACGAATTCCTTGAACCGCTAGTACCGTACGAAGAAGGCAGGATTAACTATGAGATTGCCTACGGAGCAATAGGCGGCATTAATGCTGCCGTAATCGCCGCAAAGACGAAACCGGAACTGATAAAGGACGTGGATTCCGAAAAAGAGGGATACACCATAGGCTCCAAAATTTACAGGCTCACCGGAGAAGTGGAGAGGTGGGGATTCCTGCCGTTTACCAGACAGGTAAACAAGATGCCGCCCGAATCCGTTGTGAACCAAATGGCCAACATTTACAGAAATCCTGTTAGAAAAGCCTCATACACGGTAATCGTGTTTGACAATCTGTACAGTCCTGGCGACAAGCTGTTTATCGGCGAGAACGAGGAATCTGCGTCAGTCTACGTTATCGAGAGCGTTACAACCACATTCCGCAACGAATGCGTAATTCAGGAAATGCAGATTTTTTCTTGGCAAAAGGTTTATGATGTTCAGAAATTGTTCATTGAGCAGAAAATGGCAGAGCTTTCTGAACTGAATGGGAATTCTGAACCGAAGCAATTGTCACTCGTTGAACAGAAAAGCCTGATTCTGAAGAAAAGTACAGATTTGGACGGAGCTTCACTGATAACGCCCTCGGCGAATTTCGAGGACAGGACAAGAGAAGTGCTTGACAGCGGTAAAAAGCAGATTGACAAAAATCTGAATTTGTTAGAAAAACTCGAAAGTCACAGGGATTTGATAACGGAATAGAGGAGATAATCGATGTTTTCTTTTTTCAGGCCAATACTAAAGGTAATTGCACAGTTTTTGCCGCAATATCAGACTAAGGATTCGGCCTGTTTCGATATTGCGGTTTCATGTAATAAGACTCTGGCACCAAACGAACTTCATAACTTTGGTACGGGATTGAAGACGGAGATACCAAGAGGATGGTGTATGCTTATTTTCCCGCGATCGTCCTTGGGACAGAAAAAATGTATTATACCAAATTCTGTCGGAGTGATCGATTCAGATTACAGAGGGGAAATAAAAGTTCCCATATTAAATTTGTCAGGAAAGGACGTTTACTTTGAAACGGGACAACGTGTAGCACAAGGGCTTCTCGTACGTGCGAAACAATGCAAGATTATACGCACTTCCGGTTTATCAGACACGGAACGTGGTATGGGCGGATTTGGATCTACAGGGAAATAGAGATGCGTACGAAAATTATCATCACCCAGTATAAATAAAAAATACGCTATAGCGAGAATCCCGCCATAGCGTATTTTCATCCTCGCAGGTTGTGTGCGCTCTGCAAGGGCGAAGGTTATTTCTCGGAATACCTACAAATACCGGAGGCTTCAGCTATTCGTCTCTATCTGGGGCACGGTTAGCTAATCCTGCACCTGATGGACGAACACGGTAAGCAATCGCTTCACGGTGAGCGAAAAGACCGCCTATCCCAACGCACAACGGGAATCGGAATGTGGATATTATCCAACTTTCACAACGACATTGCAATAGGAAATTGCAGCCGCCTATGTCGAAGGGGTAACACTGGGTTCACGAACGTGAGTAAGGAAAGTCCGAGAATTCCCATGTGCCTGAGGGCGGCTTTTTTGATTGCCTTAATGTGGTGTTATCGCCGCTTTCGAATTAAATTCGGAATACAAATCGATTGTCATCGAATTTAATTCGGTTTTCGTCCTGTAGAACTTTTCAGAAACCTTTTTAGGATTTTC